TGGAAAAAGGAACCCTTCCGACCGGACTATATTGGACATTTGTAAGGCTTTTAATGTATCAGAAAGTTGGCTCCGTACCGGAAATGGTGAACCGTTTATTGAAACCCCAAGTTCCGTACTTGATCAGCTTCAAGAAGAATATCATCTGGATGATTTTGCCTCTAATTTGATACTTCAATATCTTAAATTAAACTCTGATCAGCGCCAGACGGTTCAGGATTTCTTTTATAAGGTTGTATTTAATGGAAGCACAGTGTCAACACCGTCTGGAGAACTTCCAAGAGATCCAGAACCAGAAAGCTTTGAGAAGATTTTTCCAGCTATTGATGCAAACAATCAACGTAAGTCTTCCTAAAAAAGCGCCCAGCCTTCCAGCTGGGTTAAAGAATATAGTAAAGTTTCATTTTGCGGTTAAAAGTAAGATTGTAATAGATGATACGGTGTTTCCGAAGACATATTGCGAATACTCTTGGATCATAAAATCTTATGTACTTCTTAACCATTGCCTCACGCCTTTCTGCTGTTCTGGAAAGACTGGACGCATCTGCTCATTATACCGCACCATAAAGAGCATACATAATTTATTATGTATTTAGTTATTGACACATAATAAATTATGTATTATAATATACCATGTAAGGAGGAGGAACATGAAGAGTTATTCATCCAGAGAAGTCATTGCAATACTTAAGAAGGACGGCTGGTATGAGGTTGCCTGTGTCGGTGATCATCACCAATTTAAACATCCTGTTAAAAAGGGACGCGTTACCGTCACACATCCTCGAAAAGATATTCCTATCAAAACCTTACGAAGTATAGCAAAGCAGGCCGGAGTTACGTTCCCGTAACTCCCCTGCACCACAATGGAGGTATATATTATGTTAAATGATCGTTATTCTTATGTTGCTGTTTTTACTTATGAAGATGACGGGATCAGCATTGAATTTCCAGACTTGCCCGGCTGCCTTCCCTGCGCTGACAAAGATGATACAGAAGGTGCATTTAAAAATGCAAAAGAAGCTCTTGGACTTCACATCTGGGGCATGGAACAGGACGGCGAACCTTTACCCGCTCCCACTCCGATCACTGAGCTGCACTTAGCTCCTAACGCTATTCCTGCACTGATCGAGGTCTTTATGCCGCCGGTCCGTGAAAAGATCAATAGCCGGTTTGTCAAAAAAACCTTATCTCTTCCAGCATGGCTGGCTGCCAAAGCTGATGAAGAGGGCGTAAACTGCTCCAGGATCTTCCAGACAGCCCTTATGAACTACCTACATGTCAGTGAAGAAAATAAGATTGCTCAGTAAAAATATTCCCTATATAAGAAAAACCGCCCGGTGCTGGTAACACCGAACGGCTTTACATAGATTCTCTTGCCAGGTTGCCCCGAAAAGATATAATCCACTCCATACCAGATTATACCATTTCAGCGACATCTCGGCAAGAGGTGTATTTTTTATACCCTGAAGGAGGTTATAATATGGCATCTATTAGAAAAAAAGGGAAAGGTTATGAGGTCCGTGTCACAAATGGCTATGACAGTCAAGGACGTATCCGGACCATAAGCCGGATGTTCATGCCAAAGGAAACATGGTCTGAAAAGAAGGCTTTGACCGAGGCCAATAAGTTTGCTGCTTCCCTTGAAAATAAAATAGCCTGCGGTCAGAGCATGAGCGCAGACAAACTTTCTTTGAAGAAACTCAGTGATCTGTTCCTGGAAGATATGAAGCCGCCGGAGCTTGCCCGTACTACATACGTCTCTTACCGGGATATCATTCAAAGGCGACTGATCCCTTATCTGGGAACTATTAAGATAACGCAGATCAATGGGCACACTGCTACCGAATACTCCCGCTTGCTGCATGATCCAAAGCTCTATGAAGATGAGCAGTCAAAGCCTTTATCGGACGGGACGATCCGGAAGGATCTGGCTGTCCTCAGTGCCATGCTGTCATATGCTGTATCCCAAGGCTACATTACGATCAACCCGCTGATCTATGCAAAAAAGCGTTCAAACCGCCGTAAGCCGACTGAAGAATACAAGGTAGAGTATTTCTCCATTGAACAGGCCAAATGGTTCTTATGGGCGCTGGATCATCCTATTGATATCCGACATAAAGCACATGAAAGCACTATGAAAAACGGGCTTACATACAGTACCCCAGAATATACCCAACGTTGGAAACTTCCGCTTAAATGGAGATTCTGTTTTCAGCTTTTCCTTTTTACCGGTGACCGCCGTGGTGAGAACCTGGCTCTTACCTGGGAAGATCTGGACTTTGAAAAGTGTACAATTCATATTGATAAAGCCTCTGCCCGTGCTGACGGTGAGACCTTCCAAAAGTCCACAAAGACATATAAAAGAAGGACTGTCGTAGTTCCCGGTTTTGTGATGGATGTAGCCAGACTATATCTGGCAGAGCAAAAACGGCAGTGTCTTAACATGGGAGACCGCTGGGAAGGATACCGGGGAGAAGATTTTAAGAAGAACTTTCTTTTTATACAGCAAAACGGCCGGCAAATGGACCTCGGAAGTCCACGCCAGCAGTTCAAACGGCTCATCCGTATTTTTAACCAGAACGTAGCTTCAACCGAAGAAGAAAAACTTCCGGAAACTGCTACCCTACATGATCTTAGACACCCGTATGTCAAGCCCACGACAAAAAAATTTATAACTTTTTTTGAGGCTTTCCGGGCAGCCATATAGCCACCCGCAGCTCTTTCATACGGCACTCATGCCTCCTTTCCCGATTCGTCTATTCCCAAGAAATCCTGCGTCACATATTCAATCTCAATCCGATTCCCCGGAAAAATATAAACCTTACTAATAAGCCTGTCAATCAGGGCTTGTGTCAGGGTGTCGGCGCTGCCTACTTCCCGGACAATTTCCCGCTGTTTCAGCTTTGCCTCATAATCACTCTGTATCTGTTTGGTCTGTGCGGTAATAGCAGCATGGACATTTTTTGCCTGCACCAGCTCCGCATCATATACCGCCTTGCGCTCCTGATAGGTTTCCAGGTCAATCTCTCCAAGCGCATACTGTTCATAAAGCTGCCGTTTGCTGTCCTGGATAGAGTGCAGCTTTTCTTCATGCTCGGCCTGCTGGATCGTCTGCAAATCCAGCTTGTCCTTGCTGCTGTCAATCCCCAATGCCGGCCCCATCTGTGCACGGGTCGTATCAAAGACCACCTGCTCCAACTCCGACATTTTGACCTTTACGCCATAACAGGGAAGTTCTTTTGCTACCTCGGAATGACGGCAGTAAAACCATGCCCCGTTTCTAAGTGACATGGCATGGTCGCAGCAGCCGCAGAATACTTTCCCGCGGAGAAGGTAGTCACGCCGCTTTTTATTCGGAAGGGAAAAACGCCTGATCGAAGCATTGGCTTTCTCAAACAGCTCCATGCTTACGATTGCCGGGTGGTGGTCTGGGATTTTGAACCACTCGCTTTCATCTTTTAGCTGGACACGCCGGCTGCCGATTTCCCTGACCTTGCGTTTCCCGATTACATAGGTACCGATATACCGCTGATCCTCCAGCATCCGAAGGACTGTTGAGCTGCTCCAGACGCCATGCGTCCGGGAAACATTATAGTGATCCTTGCCTTTACTTTTCCGGTATTCTCCAGGCGTAGGGATGTTCATGGCATACAGTTTTCTTGTAATCTCGGCGGCTGTATTTCCGTCAGCCGCCCATTCAAATATCTGCCGGACAATCCCTGCAGCGTCCTCGTCCGGCTCCATACGCCCGTCTGCGCTCTTGCGGTAGCCATAAGGACAGATAACACTCTGATATTCTCCCCGGCGCATTTTCGCATATTTGGCGCTTTTCGTTTTCATGGACATATCCCGGCTGTAACATTCGCTGATAAGGTACTTAAAGGCAACGTCAATCCCGCCGGTATCGCCTTTGAAATTGGCGGTGTCAAAATCATCACTGACAGAGATAAACCGGGTGTGGTAGAGGGGAAATACCCGCTCAATGAAATATCCGGTTTCAATGCTGTTACGGCCAAACCGGGAGAGGTCTTTTACGATAATGCAGTCAATCTTCCCGGCCTGGACCATCGTCAAAAGTTCCTGTACCGCAGGGCGCTCAAAATTCGTACCTGTATGGCCGTTATCAACAAATTCCAGCACTTCGCCGTTATCCCATTCCGGCAGCGACATGGCCTTTTCCCGGAGGATCAGTTTTTGGTTGGGAATACTCAAACTTTCAGTCTTAAAGTCCTCCACGGACAGACGGATATAAAGGGCGATCACATATTTTTTGTGCATGGTTCCACCGCCTTTCCCTGAAATTCATTTTTGAACCGGAACATTACATGGATATTCCGCTCATGGTCGATCTCGATCCGCTCGATGAGCCGTTCAATCAGCTCTGCCGTCAGCACATGGTCCTGTGCCAGCGACTTGGCATCTTTTTCCATTTCCCGGTAGCGTATAAGCTGGCTGTCCAGAACATCCATAGATTTTTCGAGCGCTTCAATCCCACCGGACAGCTCATGGATGGATTGTTCATAACCTGTTTTTAATTCAAAATATTCCTCGCCTGTCAAAATGCCCTGTACAAAATTTTCATACAGTCCTTGGATCAGCAAACGCTTTTTCTCGATTTCCTGCCTTTGGGTTGACATCTGAGCTTTCAGCTTATCTTTTTCCTGTTTCTGTCTTGCCTCCAACTGAAAGAGAGGGAGGGACATCCCAAGGGCAACGGCCAGCTCTTTTTCCAGAATAGATGTAACCGTAGCGATCAGTTCCGTTTCCGGCATCCTCACGCCTTTACAGCCTTTTTGCTGTACCCGGCTGTTGGTAAGGCAATGAAAATGGTAAACATCCGGGCCTTTTTTGCGTTTCTCCCGCTGCCGGTGAAGGCTCCTGCCGCAGTCTGCACAGAATACCTTTCCTTTGAAAATATTCGGGGTATAGGGTTGTTTGGAAACCGCCCGGCTTTCCTCACATACCTGTTTCCGGTATTCCTGCACCGCTGTAAAAAGTTCCCGGCTAATGATTGGTTCATGGGTGCCTTTCGCAACAATCAGGTTGTCCTCGCCGGCTTTAACCTGCTGGTGGTCTACAATCTTTGTCTTGCCCTGCACTAAATCACCGGTATAGACTTCGCTTTCCAGAATCTTCATCACTGTGCGGGTCTGCCATTTACCGCTCCCGATTAGGCCGGGGCTGGTAATCTCACCGGTGGATTTTTTGTAATGGCTAGGCGCCGGAATCCCCATCTCGTTTAAGTTAAGGACAATCCGATTCAGCGAAACCCTGTCATGTGCCCATTCAAAAATCTGCTTCACCACAGGGGCAGCAGTTTCATCAACCAGTAGCTTATGGCAGTTATCCGGGTCTTTCCGGTAGCCGTAGGGCGCCCGCCCGCCGATGTAATCGCCGTCTTTCATGGCCTGCCGTGCCTGGGCTTTGATCTTCCGGCCAATATCCAAAGCGTATGCCTCGTTTATCATATTCTTCAGCGGGAGCATAATGCCGCCGTGGAGATTGCCGGGGTCTGCCGTATCAAACTGGTCCGTCACCGCGATAAAACGGACATTGTGGGAATAAAAATACTGTTCAATGTAGTAGCCGGTGTCAATGGAATTACGCCCTAACCGGGAGAGATCCTTGACGATCACACAGTCAATATGACCTGCCTCAATATCCGAAAGCATCTGCTGGAAACCGGGGCGGTGGAAATTCGTGCCTGTCGCCCCGTTGTCGATATAGGTATCGTAGACAACGAAATCCGGCTTGTCCGCCAGGAAGTCATTCAGCACCAGCTTCTGGTTCTCCACGGAACAGCCGCGTTTCTTGTTATCTTCCACAGAAAGACGGATATACAGCGCCACATGCACATATAAGGACGGGGCCGGCATGGAAACCACCGCCTGTTTCCTGCTCTTTCTTGCCATTTAGCCCACCTTCCTTTCTTCATTATGCGCGGCAATCTGTTCCGCCAGGGAAACCGCTTTCTGGTATTCGTCCTGATAGTTAAATTCAATGTGCAGCTCGTCCTTGCCCATGACCCGTATGCTGCGGATAAGCTGCATGACCGCCCTGCGGTCAATATCCTCCATTGTGGAGAATTGCATGAAATGGTTGATCCAGCGGTTCCGCTCGCTGCGGTTCTCCAGTACGTCCGTCAGCTTTTCGTTCCACTCGGCGATTGCTTTCTGCAGCAGCTCAATATCCGCATTGTATTTCCGCTTATAAGAAAGAAATTCTTCTTTGGTAAGGATCCCGCTCACCAGGTTTTCATAGAGCTTGGCTTTGAAGCCTTCCGTCTGTGCCACACGTTTTTCATTTACCCTGATCTGCGCGGCGTATTCCTGGGCCAGCTCCCGGTTGATACGTTCCTGGCTGATACTGGACAGCAGAGCATCCAGGGAGGCGACATTCTCAATATGGCCTTTTAAGCTGTCCTGCACGCACTCGATCAGGTCAGATTCCTTTACCATGACAGAGGATGTGCAGCCGTTCTTTTTCCCGGTCGGGCAATAGTAATAATGGTATTCCTTATCCTTATAGCGGTTGGTCTTGCGGGTCATGCGGCAGCCGCAGCAGCCACAGATTAAAATGCCGGAGAACAGATATACTTTGTCTGACTTCGGGGAGGTCCGGGTGTCAATCCTGCGGAGCCGCTGCACCAGGTCAAAATCATGCTTCTGTATGATGGCTTCATGGGCGCCCTCTACCCGGATCCATTCAGAGGAAGGCTTATCCTCACGCTCTTTCAGTTTGAAGTGAGGCGTGGTCTGCTTTCCCTGAACCAGCGTTCCGGTATAGGTTTCATCCTGCAAGATACGGATAATAGTAGTAGCGGACCATTTACAGTCCTTGCGATCCGTATAGCCGCCTTTTGCATGTGGCATCCCATTGTTCCGCTTATATGCCAGCGGGGAGAGTACGCCCATCCAGTTCAGCTCGTCTGCGATATGGGAAGCGCTGAACCCCTCCAGACGCTTTCTGAAAATATCCCGCACCACATTGGCGGCATATTCGTCAACTTCCAGGCTCTTATGCTTATCACCGACTTTTATATAGCCGTAAATCGTAAAGGCTCCTACAAAATCGCCGCTGCGCCGTTTCACTTCCAGGGCGCTCCGGGTCTTGACGGAAATATCCCGGCAGTAAGCCTCGTTCATAATGTTTTTCACGGAAACCGTGAGGTCATCGGCAGCATCGTTTTCCGTGTCCACGTTATCGTTGATGGCGATAAAGCGCACACCGTAGGCCGGAAATACCCGGCGCATATAGCGGCCGGTCTCTATGTATTCACGTCCCAGGCGGGAGAGATCCTTGACAATTACACAGTTGGCCTCGCCCTGTTCAATCATACGCATCATTTCCTGAAATGCCGGGCGGTCAAAAAGGACACCGCTGTAACCGTCGTCAATCTTTTCTGCCACGACCTCAATCTCCGGGTGCCGGGCAATGTAATCATCGATCAGCCGCCGCTGGTTGGCGACGCTGTCGCTTTCCGTCGTCTTGTCATCGGTATAAGAAAGACGGATGTACTTGATTGCTTTGTAAACCTGCATAAAAAAACACTCCTTTCTTTGCGCAGAAAAATCCCCGCAATTCAAGAAGTGTGGCTGTGCCGTATTCAATTCCTTTTCCGATTCTTATTCTACCACGCCATTGCGGGAAAGTCAGCCCCTTTCCTGAAAAAAATCTGGCCTACCGCAGAATCCCTTTGATACATTCCTCCAGGGTGGCGCCTCCTGCTGCAAAGCTGGCCTGTACAGTAAAACGTCCGCATTTAAAGCGGTAGGGATCCTTGATCTGCCGTACAAATTCCGTGATCCGTTCCTCACGGGAAAGTTCCTTATTGACGGAAACTTCCCGGATGTCAACCAGTGCGCCGGTACCTCCGGCAGCAGTCATATTTTCCATGATACCAACTCCTTCCTGAAAATTTCTGATTATCAAAACCACATGAATAAGTCGGGCCTGCGCTCTTACAGTCACAGACCCGGCCCATTGTATCTGATTTCGATTAGCTGCCGTATTTGCCACGCCCCCCGGCAAGCCCTGAATAAACAGGGCGGGACTGTTACAGGCTGCGGATAGCGTCGCCGCATCATAGCCCCGCATACGCCGCCGCTTTGCCAAAGCAAGCAAACGCCGCAGGAACTCTCCCCAAGTCTTTAGGGAGCCGTGAGGAAGTACCATTATGATCTGTGCCGTCGTCGCGTCCGGCCTGCCACAGCCGGTTTCGTGGGTTGCGTTTATCGCTCGGACAGCCTGAATCCATCACCTCCTTAGGCTGCCTGTCACCGCGCCGCCCCATTGCCGCTCGGAACACAGAATGAAGTACCTGTAACAGCGTGTATTCGGTTGTCAAGGAGCAAGCGAGGGGCGTGGCAGTTATGACAGTTTTTCAGTTGGGGCGGGCGGCTGCATGTGCGCCGCCACACCCGCCAGGCTTGTCCCGCCGAATTATGTCCCTCTACTATACATTTCATTTTCGGGGGCAAAGTTGCCGTCTGTCAGGATATTTCTTTCAGAAATTTTTCCAGACTCCGCAGACCGGCATTGATAGAGCGGGTGATTCTGCTCTTATGAGTGCCTTCCGCTTTTGCAATTTCCGACTTGCTCATACCGAGAAAAAAGTGTGCGTAAATCCGGTTCCGCTGTTTTTCAGGCAGAGAGGCAAGCGCCTGATATAGCCGGGCATTTTCCTCTTTTTGTTCCAGAATTTCAGCCGGCGTCAGGACGATCACCAGCGCATCACGTTCCACACTGGCATCGTAGTCCAGAGAAAAATATGCCTTATGCCGGTATGTACGCAGAATATAGGAAGCCTCCGCCAGTTTGTATTCCCGAAGCAGATCCGCCACTTCGTCAGGCACTTCAACAACAGTATCCTGTATATAATAGGGATAGTAATCTTTAAGATTGATTTTCTTCATAGTAAATTCCTCCAATTTCGATTTTTTAGTTGACAGGCAAAATCGAAATCAGAGGGTGGGGAACGGCAGCCGGGACTGTCACACTCGCATTTTCTAAAACAGGGTACAAAAAAACGCGCCTGCAAAAACACAGACGCGCACCAAAACAGAGCATTGTAAAAGCATACTGGAATATGCCGGAATTTGTATTTTTCTGTCGAACCAAAAAACCCCGCAGTTCTTTGACGAATTGCAGGGTCTAATAATTGAATTCTCGAATAAAGACGCGGACTGAGCCCGTAAGGTACTTTCCATAGCATTCCAGATTCTCCCTCCCCGAAAGGAGGAAGTAAGCAAGCTTACTTACAGCAGGTCCCCTTTCTTTGAGGGCATTATATATGGGGAAATTCCATATCCTTACCTGTTTTATCCTATTTCCAACCAAGATGACCGCAAGTTTTGGCATTAGTAGATAGTATTTGTGTAATTAGGACAAAAAAGAACAAAGCCACAAGATAAAACATACCTTGCAGCTTTGCTCATTAAGTATCAAATTTATATCCTACGCCAGTCACACTTTTAATGTAATCCGGCACATCCGGCGAGATTTTCAACTTTTTCCGCATATTACTGATGTGGTTGTTGACAGCTTTTCGTGAGTAGTAGGAATAATCCTCATTCCACACAATCTCAATAATCATCTCATAGGTGAATACCCGCTTGGGATTTTGGATCAGCAATGCCAGTATATCAAATTCTTTAGCCGTCAGATCGACAACCTGATTTTGAACCCGTACAAGTCTTTGCTCCAGGCATACATACAGATTGCCCTCCTGAATCTCAGTTAGCAGTTGGCTGTTATTGTGCCCTCGGATATATGAAGTGAAACATGGTACGCAGATTTTCTCATACTCTTGGACAAACTCTGTCAAATCTTTTTTCTTATCAGCGTTAAGAACTGCAAATAACTTCTCACCTATCTGTCTGCCGGATTCGGATATATCCAGAACAACTAATTTCCCATACTACCACCTCCACACTCATTCCTTCACTTAAATTTATTACATTTAGCAAATTATCTTTTCTGAAATAACATAGTCCTAAAGATAGAAGTAAAAACAACTACCAGTATTGAATGGACTTTTTACCTATATGAAGACTTGATTATATTGAACGCATGTTGTTTTGAATAAATTTACTACTTATTTCGTATCATCAATTTTCCGCAAACTGGGTAGCAAAAATGCAGTGAGGGCAACTATTATGATACCTACTCCACAAATCACAAACCATTTCTCAACTCCAAACTTCTCGGCCAAAGGTCCGGAAATGAGAAGACCCAACGGCATAGCAAAAGATGCGGCACTTGTTAGCAACGAAAAAACTCTCCCCAAATATTCAGGCTTGATAGTTTCTTGAAAAATTGCATTTTGTACACCGTAAAACGGAGCAGCAATTCCCATAGCCGTACAACATACGATAAATATGAGAAATGCACCTGACGGTAAGAGGCCAGAGACGGTAATGCTAATGCCCATAAGAAGGACGGAAAAGCAGATGGTGTGCGTGCGCCTCTTGAAGCCGCCCCAAATGCTCAAGATGATACCGCCCAACAGCATACCAACAGCAAAAGCAATTTCTGCGGCAGAAGCATGGGCTGGTGTTCCTCCAAAATAGGACATACTGATAAGTGGATAAAGTGAACTAATCGGCATATAGAAAAACATATAAATTACGCCAATCCACAACAAGGCAAAAAGCCCTCTGTTTCGCTTTAACACCATGTAGCCTTCTTTTATATCCTGCATAAACTGCTGACTTTTCTGTTCTGTGCATACATCGGGAGTTGGGATGGCAGAGATCGCGACCGTCACGCAAGCCAGGATTGCCCCCACAATATCCAACATAATAATTGCGTTAAGCGGCCAGACGGCATATAAAAATGCGGCGGCGGCTGGACTGATGATAGAGCTTACCGCTTGTATTGTCTGTGCGTAACCAGCACATTTTGTCAGCTCATCTTTCGGTACAATCATAGGCGTTGTCGCACTAAATGCAGGAGAATGGAATGCGGTTCCCGTACTGCGAATAAACAGCACGACCATAATTGCCCATACAGGCAATTCCGTGTATAGTGCGGCCAAAGCCAAAAGTCCACCTGCGGCGGCAATCATCAAATCCGCTCCAATCATTACACCTTTACGGCTGTGACGGTCAACGAAAACCCCCGCAAACGGCCCTAAACAGGCCTGTGGTAAAAAGCCGATTAAAGTTGCAATCGTCAATATAATTGCGGAATTCGTTTTCGCAACCAAATAAAAGATAATAGCCATTTGCAGGATGCCGCTACTGATAAAAGATACACCCTGTCCAATGAGAAGTGTAAAATAATTTCTCTTCCATGAATTGTTGTTTTGAGTCATAATATAAACCTCCTTTTTTATTGCATTGTTCCTTTGTTTTTTGCAATAAAAAACAGGCGCTGCCCCACAAAGAGGGCAAACGCCTGCATAAGAATAAAGCACAAAAGCTACACGATACAGTTCAAAGACCGTTCGTGTCAGACTTACGTGTTTATTATGTATACGCACACAAAAAAAGCCCACTGAGTGGAAAAATACCTCTACTTTTTATTGCATATTAGCGTACACAAATTAACACACGTAAGCCTCCTTCCATTTTCAAACTTTCGATACTATACCATGTATCAGATGGATTGTCAATAGTCTTCTGAAATTATTTTGAGATGTAAAACAAAATTGGCAAGCAATGCAATCTTCCGTAAGATTGCGTATTTAGCAGAAATCCCGTACCCGGAATTTCTGCTAAATGCTTGTTGGTGACATGTCCCCAAACCCCTGAGATCATCACCTGCGGTGATGGCTGCGCGTTCCGTTGGAACGCTGAAAAAACAAAAGCAGGAAGAAACCTATTGCCGTGACTTCTGCGATTCCCTCTGCGGTTCCCGCCCGGTGGGAATATCCAGCAAATGCTCCACATTCGCCCGGACATTATAAAGCTCTTTCATATCAGCCCTGGCCTGCTTATAAGCAGAGTAGGCTTTCCGTTTCTGTTCCAGAAGCCCGGCATATTCCTCTCGCAGAGCTTTGACGGAGGGCAGCTTTGTGATTCCCACCTCGTCAAAATATTTCTTCGCTGTTTGGTGCAGAAGGATTTCCGCCTCATGTGCCGCACGGAATTTTTTGCTGTACCCAGCTTTTCGGTATTCCACATAGACCGCTCGCGTCTTGGCGTAGTTTACGATCTGTTTCTGCAGCTCCCCGTTGGCGGCCATCTGCGATTCCAGTTCCTTGATCTGTACTGACAACGCATTAAAGCTGGCGGTGACGGCATCTGATTTTTCCTGCAAATCCTCATAACTCATATCGCCATGCTCTTTGAGATAAATTACCGCCTGGGAGAGCTGTTTTAAGTTAAACACCTTCGCCCAGCGTTCATACCCCGGACCTTTGCCGGAACGGATTGCCGCCTCAATATCCACTAGCAGCCCGACTTTGGAAACCGGCTTTTGGGGAGAGGTACGGCGCGGCTTTACTATCCGGGCGCCTGTGATCCGTTCTTTGATAGCCTGCTCGGTATAGTCGCCTTTCAGCGTGTCACACCGGGTATATCTATCTTCCGGCGACAAGCGAAAACGAAGGTACTTTCGCTCCCGGTTGACTTCAATCCCGGCCGCCTCCAGCTTCTTCAACAGTTCTTCAAAGTCCTTCGGCTTTTCTTCCAGGGCCGCGTCAATGGCACAGCGGATCTGTTCCTGGTGGGAGGGCTGTTTTTTATTTCCCAGCCATGTACCATAGTGATCCCGGCTGGGCTTCGGATCCTCTACAATGGAAAGACCATGCTCTAAGCACAGCTTGTCATTCATGCGCCGGATTGCCCAGGTGGATCCCCAGAAGTTGCGGAACTTTTTCTGACAGTCCAGCGTTGTGGAATTTATGATGATGTGGTTATGGACATGGTGCTTGTCTACATGGGTACAGACAACAAAAGCGTGATTGCCTTTTGTCAGTTTCAGAGCAAGCTCCCGCCCAATCTGGTTCGCTTCTTCCGGCGTGACCTCGCCGGGCTTGAAAGCCTGCCGGAGATGGTAGGCGATCACATCGTCCGCGCCCTGGTTTCGTCCGGTCAGGTTCGCATACTGCCGCTTGGATAGAAGAAACTCCGCGTCGGCAATCCGGGTATCACACTCATAGCCATAAATAAATTTCCCAAAATCGGTTTTCTGTGGATTCTCCACGTAGTCAATGATGTCTGCAATGGCCGTGGAAATATCCCGGCCTTTTCCAATGTGCAGAGGCATCAGCCGTGTGGTCGCCATATCGTCACCTCCTTAGTCTGAAAATCATTATGTTATCGTGCGTGTTCTTTTTTCGTTTTTGGTTTATCCTTATGCGCTGCCTGCCGTCCGGCATGTTGATTTAGGCTGTCTCGGACAGAGGGCTTTTGTTCCTGAGTAAGCGGACATTCCCGCCTGGCCTGGGAGAGAAACAGGTCGGTAAGTCCGGGATTGCAGCGGTCCACGGCAAAGCAAACATTCCGGTCATATCCGAAACCGTCCTTATCCTCACAGACCGGAACCGTCTGCGCCCATGCTTTATTGTCCCGTGAAATGCGCCCGTCATAATCTTTCTGCCGGACCGTGTTGGCAAGGACATAAAAAATCCGGCCAGGATCAAACTGCTGTAAGACCTGCTGCACACATGCCGTACCTAAACGGTTATCCCGGTAGTTGTCCGTTATGGCCTGTTCGATTGCCTCCCTGCACGCAATGTTTGCCTTGTGGGAAGCGTGGTACTGATCCAGCTCCCCATGCTCATACGCATAGGTGGCAGAATGGAAATAAATTGGCGTTGTATCTTTCAATGAAATCCCTCCAATCAAAAAGCTGCCTTGACAGACAGCCGTAATTATAGAAAAAGGGCGGGGCTGCCAATGCGCCCCGCCGAACCTGTTTAACCAAATATAAAATCTTTCAGGGAGCCATTTACGCCGCCGATCATGCCAACAAGCCAGGCCGCCGCCATCGGCAGACCGTAAGGACTTAAAAGAAATGCAACCACCAGCCAGGACAGCCCCGGCCAGAATCCGGCAATGAAGAACAGCACCAGCGCCGCCAGAAAAACAATTCCTGATAAAATTCCCAGCACAGCGCCGGAAATCACAACAAGAAATTTACAAACCAAATAAAGGATCCCCATAACCAGGACAAAGGGGAGTGCCAACAGTTTACCAATCAGACGCATACGCCCGCCTCCTTTCGATAGGGAAGTTTATTCCCTATAAAAATTCTACCGTGCCGGACCACGGAAAGCAACGGTGTTTCTTCCTGTTTACGAAATGTTCGCAAATCCCCGCAGCAGCTTATCCATGCCATCCCAGAGGCCGTCCAACCGGGTACGCAGATCCTCCACATCGGCGGCGTAAACGCTGCCGGTTTCATTGGCCCGCTTTGCATACTGGTTCAAGTTATTGGAACAGATACGAAGGAGGCGCACCATTTCCTGAATATCGCCCATGTCAAGGTGAATAATGTAGCCGTCCACCGCCATCTTCCGAAGGTAAGCGGAGAGGTTGGTAATGCCAAGCTCCGCCATGCGCCCCTTTACTAGCTCCGCATCCTGCTCGGACATGACGAACTCCACCCGGACAGTTTTTTTGTTCTGCCCGGCCTTCATCGTTCTGTCTCCCTTTTGCGGGAGGGCGGTTTATGGGAAGAAGCTGCCGCCGTCTGCGCCTCTTTGAGCCTTCCCCGCATGGTGCTTTTCTTCAGGCTGTCAATGTATTCTTTTATATCGCCGTTCACAGCATGGTAGGAACGTTTGAACCGTTCCCGTCTCAGGATCATGGCAAGCTCCGTTTCGCTTTCCGGTAAATCCGTCATTGACTTTGGATTCCCATGCAGCGGCATAAGCTCATTCATAAGCCGCCTCCGCTCCTGGTAGGGAAGCGTGAAATTGGTTCCATCCTCAAAAGCAACAGCGACTTTCCCAATGGGGCAGGTCAGCGATTTCACCCGTTCCACATGCGTCCCATAATCCAGCGGATAAATAGTTCCAGTCACTTTTCCGTCCTTGACATCTTTGACAGAGAGGGCATAGGCCAGGATCGGGTCTTTCGTCTGCTCGTGGTAGAACCGCCACACTTTATTTGCATGGCTGCCCTCCAGGTAGACTTCCCATTCCCGCAGGGTATAGGTGCCGCAGGGTCTTGACATCCACAGGAGGCGGCGGTCCTCCGGCTCCCCTGACAGGACCAGGTTTTGGATCAGTTCCTTATCCATGTCGAAATCGTCTTTATAGTGCTGCGTATGCAGCTCCATGATCTGCCCCAGGCTGTCCAGTATGTCCACACCTTCAAACCTTGCCGCGCCCATCAGCGTTCCCTCTCCGGCAGAGGCGGTGCGGCCTGCCTTGCCTCATGCTCCGGACGGTCGGCTTTCAGTCGTTCCATTAGGGAAGGCTTTTCCTCCGGTAATGTTTCCGGTGCCAGTTCCCGGATTTCCTCATAGGTCTGGCCGTCCGTCAGATCCGGGCGTTCCGGCGGTTCATTATTCAGCCTGCCATCCAGCATATTGTAGTTGCCGGTCTGTCCTTCCTCGTAAAGCTCCGCATTATACAGGTAGCTTTCCTGGGGCTTAAAAGGCTGCCCGGCAAACAGGATTTCCCTGCGGGGCGTAAACTGTGAAAGCACACCCTCCCGGAGCCTTGCAAAATCTTCATACTGGCGCAGGGTAAGGCCTCGCTCCAGCATTTCCGCCTGGGTGTGCGCCCAGCCCTCCCCATAGAGAAAATAATACATATCCGGCTGGTCGCAGACAAAGCACAGGGATCCGTCCTGATTGTCATAATAACCTGGAAGCTCCCCGTCAGAGTGATAACGTTCTTCCTTTCCAAGATACACCCGGTTATCCGCACCCAGCATAGCCACCATGCCAGCATAATTGCTGTGGACCGCAGAACGGATTTCTACCAGCGGGTCCGGCTCTGGCGTGATCTGCCTGCCGGGAATCTCATTTTGTTTCTCCGTCGCCGCATTTTTAGGTGTCACTTCCTCCTGGGCGCGGGCATCTAAATCCGGCTGTGCCGTTCCTTTCCGAACAGCGCCGGGTTCCGGTTCCTTTTCTTTTACATAATAGTGGACGTTTGCCGTAGTATGGCTGCCTGCTTTTTTTGCGTAGTCCTCGGCTGCCTCTTTGGAGGTAAATTCCAAAGGTTTTCCGTCCTCCTTGCACCAGGCCTCTGCCCGGCCGAAAATGGACGCGCCGCTGCGGACCGCCCATACGCCATAAATTTTTTCTTTTTCCATTCCAATCCTCCTTACCGTTCCGGCTGCTTTGGCTGTTTCTGGCTCCTTGCCGGTTCTGCCGGTTTTGTTTCCTTTAGCTGCTGCCGGAGGGAAAGCTTTCGTTCCGGCTCCGCTTCGGAATCCGTGATATTGACATACTCGCCGATGATACAAAGGGCCTCGCTATAACTGCCGGAAGCAAATACACGGTCCTTCATTTCCTGTGCCTGTTTCTTCAGGTCATGCTCCCGCAGGATGCGGGCGGCAATCCCTACCAGGTTAAAGATATTCCCATCCTGGCCGATCAGCGCACAGTCGGGCTTCTCCGGCTCCGGCGCAGGCTCCCCGATAAATCCGCCCAGGCGGTTCGGCACAAAGTCTGAAAGCCAGGTGCCGCCGAAAGTCTCATGGGTCTGCAACCGCCACATGGCAAGTTTCCCGATTTCCAGCTTCACATCCTCGAAAGGATAGAGCAGACAGGTAAGCTCTCCGTACTGGAAAGTGGAAACGTCCTTAAATTTGCTGCCGTCCTTCAAAATACCTGCCTCGGTGAACATCTCATTGATCCCGTCCACCCATTCCTGTGCGTCTCCGCCACACCCCTGCAAAATCAGTCCGTCTTTGCCTTCCATACGGCGAAGGTCCTCTGTTGTGATTGTATTGATACTCAAATAAACCGCCTCCTATCGTTCCTGTTGATGGTTGGTTTTCGGCCGGATGGTTTCTGCCTCCGGCTGTTTCTTTAGCTGCCTGCGGACAGAGGGCTTCTGTTCCGCTTTCCTCATATCCGCAAAAATATCTGACATGGGCCGCTCCCAGCGGTTCCCAAATCCCCGGAGTACCGTGTCCGCCAGTGCGCCGTTCTCCCGGAACATTTCTAAGGTACTGTATGCCCGGTCAAACAAATCCGCACACCGTTCATCCACGTTGGGGGCAAAGTGGATCACCCCATAGGGATAATTGCCACCGGTTCCAATCCATCCCCTTACAAAATCATCAAAATCCTTTGTGATCCCGGCATCGGCCAGTTCCACCGCATGGCTGGAATCCGTCAGGCTTGCTGCCGCATATTGCCTGCCTAAGACCAGCACCCCCGTGTCCGGGTTATACAGAAAGCGCCGGTTGTCAATCTGCTGCATGTCAATGGCCTGTGTCCGTGTGTCGATCCGCATGATTTCCTTTGTAATCGCTATATCCTTTATCTGCATCCCTCCTGTCTGTTTTGAATCTGTCCGCAACTTAACCCTATTTCAGAGCACCAGAGTATTCTAATACAGCTACCTAAATGACAAGGGCCGGAAAGCCTTTGAAATCAAGCTCTTTTTTGGCTAACTTGCGGACATATCACTACTTATTCCGGCGTTCCCGCCGCTTTCGTTCCCGCTCATACTTCCGCCTGGCAGATACCCGGCACATATCGGAACAATACGCCTGGCTGGTGGTGGGAAGATACGCCCTGCCGCAGACCGGACAGGTTTTCTGCCTCATGGACGTGTCCTCCCCGGTAATAGCGGATTCCAGCGCCGGGTCAGCCGGCAGCACCGCCTCCCGGAAATACCGGCAGTAAGAACCGGTCCACCATTTCTGCAGCATGTAACAGGGGCAGTCCAAAGGCAGACAGAGCTGGTCCTGATTGTCATAGTTGGCGCAGCATTTTGTTACCTGCTTTCGGATCGCCGCCCGCTGGTCGCGTGTCAGTTCCCGTGGCGGCCGGCTGCTCATTTGCGCCTGCCTTTCTTTGCCGGAAATTCCAACTTGAAATTCACATACTTATCCCCGGTATCATCCAGGATCACTACCGCGTCATAGGTTTTCCCCGTTTTTTCGCTGTAAAGCCCGGACATGGAAACGCGGCCCTCTTTCAAAAGAGCCGCCGCCACAGATTTTGTAATGGATTTTTTCTTACTGGAAAAGAATTTATTGTCTTTCCAGAGGGCAAAAGAGCATTCCCGGTTATCACAGAAGAATCCCTTTTTGCCCTCATATACCGGGGCGCCGCAGCGGGGGCAGACGCCGACAGCCTCATGCGCTTTTCCCTTTGCGTCGGGAAACAGGGAAGCAAAGCGTTCCTCCGGGGCGGTATGCTCCTTTACCAGCGCACGGCTCATATCTGCAATCCCTTCCATGAATGATTCTGCGGAAAGTTCGCCCCGTTCCACCTGTTTCAGCCTGGATTCCCATTCTGCGGTCAGAATCGGTGATTTGATGTTGTCCGGCAGTACAGCAATCAGGTTTGTGCCTTTCTCCGTGGGGATAAGCTGCTTTTTCTTCCGCTGCACAAATCCGGTGGAGACCAGCTTTTCCAGCGTGGCCGCACGGGTGGCCGGGGTGCCTAAACCTTTTCGCTCGGCATCTTCCGGCATATCTTCCGCACCGGCTGTCTCCATTGCCGCCAGAAGGGAATCTTCGGTATAGTGTTTCGGCGGGGAAGTCTTGCCCTCCCGGACGCCGGCAGAGACCGTTTCAAAAATCTGTCCTTCCTGCAGCATAGGGAGGGAAGCGTCCGTGTCGCCGCCATCCTCCGGCCCGGATTCTTTCAATCCCATGCGGTAGAGGCGTTCCACCTCTTTCCATCCGGCCTGTAAAACGGTTTTTCCCTTTGCCGTAAACAAATACCCCTGGCAGTCCAGAACCGCCGTCACCGCCTCGAACCGGTGCGTCTGTGCCGTGGCAGAAAGGAGCCTTGCAGCAATCAGCGTCAGCACATCCCGCTCCCCGGAAGGAAGCTCCGATAGATCCGTCCGGGCAATCTCCACTGTAGGGATGATCGCGTGGTGGTCGGTCACTTTGCTGCCATCCGTTACACGGTCAATATCCGGCTCCCCGGCGCATCCCTTTCCAAAAGGCATATTTCCCCGCAGCCAGAGGACCAGGGAAGCGGCGGTTGCCTGCATATCCTCGGAGAGATACTGGCTGTCCGTCCGGGGATAGGTTGCCAGCTTTTTCTCATAAAGGGACTGCACATAGTCAAGGGTCTGTTGGGCGGTATAGCCATAGATACGGTTACATTCCCGCTGTAAAGTCGTCAGGTCATAGAGGTGGGGCGTCTGCACGGTCTTGACCTGCTTTTCCACGGACTGTACCGAAGTGGCCTGTTTATCGCACTCTATACGGATTGTGTCGGCTTCGGCTTTTTCAGCCAGCTTTTCACCGGAGGCGGTAAACCCGCCGCAGGTAATCTCCGGCACATAGAACGGCCTGCTTACAAATGCCCCAATATCCGCCTCCCGCTGTACCAGCAGCGCCAGGGTGGGCGACATCACACGGCCCACATTCAGCGTGACCCCGTACAGGACAGAGAAAAGCCGGGTAGCGTTAATCCCAACCAGCCAGTCAGCCCCGGCCCGGCAGACCGCCACATCATAGAGTGTATCGTAATCACTTCCGGGGCGCAGGTGTTCAAAGCCGTCCCGGATCGCAGCATCCTCCATACTGGAAATCCAGAGGCGTTCCATTGGTTTCTTACATCCAGCGTGTTCGTAGACCAGACGGAAGATCAGCTCACCCTCACGCCCGGCGTCTGTTGCGCACACCACGGAATCCACCCCTTTGTCCTTCATCAGCCGGCACAGAAGGGCAAGCTGTTTCTTTTTATCCTTTGGGACCTCATATTTCCATGTTTCCGGCAGGATAGGCAGGTCAGCGTAACGCCATCTGGCATACTGTTCCCCGTAAGCCTCCGGCTGTGCCAGTTCCAGAAGGTGCCCTATGCACCAGCTCACCAGATAGCCGCCGCCCTCCAGATAGCCGTCTTTTTTCTCATTCGCACCTAATACCGCCGCCAGCGACATGGCGACAGAGGGCTTTTCCGCAATTACCAACTTCATTGTTCCGTCCTCCTTTGCAGTTGTTCAAATTCTTCGTCCGCCTGTTTTCCGGACTGTAAAAGGCACATCAGCACAACGCCGGCAGACATCCCTCCTGTGAATGTCAGGAAGTGTATAAGTATGTTCCACATAAAAATCCCTCCTAAATTTGGATATAAAAAGAGCGAGGGCATTTTCAGTCTTCGCTCTTTATTTCAGATATTCAATTATAGTAGCGGGTAAAAGAAATACCCACAGTGAAACTCGCTCTTTATTTTTTAATACTACAAACAGGAATTTACCTATTTGTCCACAAAATTTTTATATTGTTTTTTAGGCTTATTATGAATATATACAGTACAACTTTGTTTTGGACATATATTTACACAACGATAACACAATGTACAATTATTATTTTGTTTAACTTTTCCATCTGTCATTTTCAAATTATTCATCTGTATCTAGCTCTTTAATTAAATTTGTTCTTTTGTTTTTCTGCTTTATTGTATGTATTAGCTAGCTGCCCACAAGCTGCTTTAATTTCTCTACCATGAGAAACTCTCATGGTAACTTCAAGCCCTGTTTGTTCTAATTGGCGTTTGAACGCAACCATTTCCCGTTTTTGTGGCGCTCTAATTTTTGAATTACTTGTCGGGTTGTATTGCAATACGTTAATCATAACATTTTTGCCCTTAAACCATTTTGCAAGTTGCCTTACATCTGAAAGGCGGTCATTTATACCTGGTAAAAGTAAATACGCAAATACAACTTTTCGATTATGCCTTTGAGAATAGGACAAGGCTTGCTTAACAACATCTTCAATAGAATACATGTGCAAATGAGGAATGATACAGTTTCTTGCAGCCTGTGTTGCTGCGTGTAAAGATATTGTCAACTGAATTTTTAGATGTTCTTCGCGTAAATTTTTTAATTGATTGACTGGGCCAACTGTTGATATGGTAATGCCATCGGTTGGAAAGTTAAGCCCATTTCTATCTCGAAGAATATGGATTGCCGCAATCAAGTTGTCGTAATTGAATAAAGGCTCTCCCATACCCATAAAAACAATACGATTTACCTTTTGACGTATCAATATGACCTGCTGCACAATTTCAGACGGTGTTAGATTACGAACAAAACCATTGCGCCCAGACTCACAAAAAATACAGCCAACAGGACAACCAACTTGTGTACTTACACAAACAGTACCACCATCCCGCCGCTTGATAAAGACCGTTTCAATATATTTGTTGTCTTTCAATTCATAAACATACTTTTCAGTATCGTTACTTTTATAGATTTTTTCAACTGATATTGATAAATTTTTTTTGCGAGGGGATTGTTTATACAATTCGGTATATAAGGCTTTTGCTTTATCCTCTCCAATGACTTCCGACATTTCTTTGTAAGTAAATCCGTAGGGGTCATTCAGTACTTCTGTTGGTGTATATTTAGGTATGTGTTTCATTTTTCTATCCTTTCTTCTCAAAATCAATAAGTTCGTTTTCAGAATTTTTAATTTCTAATTTTTCAACATTAACGATATGCGTCAATTTACATTTAGGGCAGAAAAGAGGAAAATCTCTTAATATCGTATTATAAAATACTTGAATCCTCGTCTTTCCATTACATCATGATTGAATCACTAAGATAAAAATATTTCCCCAACCGGGATCTCTCTAAACTCCTTTTTCATCTGGTGTGCAAACCGGATCGTCCTGACCGTGCCGCCTTTTTCCCTCCCATCATACACGGCGATCACCCGGTCCGAGTGTTCGGCCATGTAGCGGTTTCGGTGGGAATAGACGCTGGGGTGGTATTTCTCCTGCATGACGACAACATCCGCACATGCCTCCAGCATTTCATAGGTCCGCCTTTTTTCCATCAGATTATCCAGGCGCTTTTGGTAGGGGATAACTGCAATCAGTTCCAACGCCGGATTTTTCTTTTTCTTTTCCAGTACAATCTCGGCAAAATACTGGTCCACGCCTTCCGCAAACCCGCTCATAAACCGGGTAAACCCTTCTTTGACCGCAAGGTCAACCTCACGCCGCAAGGCGGCCTTGACCTTATTGATCTCTTTCTGGGGTATATCCCTGTGCCCGGTGACACAGCATGTCTTTCCTTCCATCTGTTTTTCCTCCGTCCGATAGTCTGTATTCTTCATTTCTCAAATTATAATAGATTTATTTTAATATTTCAACGGAAACACCCTTTTTTATTTTGCGAATAAGGACGAGGCGTGAGGTACAATCTATTACAGAATGGGAGGTGAAGGCGGTGTATGAAGATTTTGTCCCGGAACGGCTGGCAAAGTTGCGGACACAGAAAGGCGTATCTGCACGCGATATGTCCTTGTCGTTAGGACAGGCAAACAACTATATCAACAACATCGAAAACAAAAAATCACTTCCTGCCATGCAGTCCTTCTTCTATATCTGTGAATACCTGGGCGTGACGCCGCAGGAATTTTTTGACGAGGGGAACGCCTGCCCGGAAGCCCTTCAGGAGTTTATCGAAGAAGCAAGGAAACTGGATTCCCGGTCAATGAGCTATATCCTCGGCATTATGAAAGAGCTGAACAGCAAGCGTTAAGACGGCCACGGTGTTGGCCGCTTTTGCTATTCTGTAAATTTTTTTCGTGCCCCCTTGCATAAATGCCCCAAAGTGGATATACTATAAGTAAGAAAGTAAGAACTTCCTACTTTCAAACTCAAATAGAAGGAGATGATATTATGCTGGCCGAATTACGTCAGAAAGCCCAGGTCACGATCCCAAGGGAGATCATTGTCAAGCTCGGCCTGTCAGAGGGCGACAAGCTGGACATCTTCGAGAAGGACGGCTCCATCTGCATCATGCCGGTGGTTGTCTACCCGAAACATTACCTGAATGAACTTAAAGAAGAAATCAGCGATGTAAAAGCAAAACTCGCATCCGGGGAGCAGCCTGTCTTTGACAGCGTGGACGCCCTGTTTGACAAATTGGAGGCGGAGTGATGGCGTATGAATTTACCTTTACGCCCCGTTTCCAAAAGCACTTTAAGGGCCTGAACGCCCAGGAGAAGAAGCAGTTAAAAAACAAGCTGGAACTTCTGGCTGAAAATCCTTCCCACCCGTCGCTGCGCACCAAGCGCATCCAGGGCACCACAGACCTTTTTGAGTGCAGCGTCAACATGGACATCCGCATTATCTGGTATTACGAAGGCGATAAAATGATCATCCTGGTGGACGTGGGGCACCACGACATACTAAAACAATTCTAAACGGCAGGGCGGCGCGTCTTTTGGGCGTGCCGCCTTTTCCTGCCCTTCTATTAGTGTAACCTGCAATCTTCCCGGTATGCTCATTTCCACTACCGGCGATTATCCAAGAATCACTCCCGAAATAACATTTTTTATGTTCCGGTACTTCCAAAGCCTCCGGTTCCCCGCTGCGCGCCCAGATCTGTCACAAAGTCCGCAATCACAACCGGAGTAATCACAAGCTGCCCGATCCGTGCCCCTTTGGAAAGCTCCTGGGGGGTGCTGCTTACATTGCTGATGATGGCATGGATCTCCCCGCGGTAGCCGGAATCCACAGGGGGCAGCTCGCAGACCAGGCCCTTTACCGCCATGCTGGTGCGGGGGAAGATATAGCCCGCGTACCCGTCCGGTATCTCAATCCCGAACCCAAGCGGTATTTTGGCAATCCCGCCCGGCTGTAAGGTGCAGTCATAGGGCATATACACATCTGCCCCGGCATCGTTGCCATGCGGCCGGAAGGGGCGCCGGCTCTCCGGCACGCCAAAGTCGATCAGTTTAATCTTCATGCGCTGCCTCCTTCCAAGATCGCCGGGTAGTCCGCCCTTAAAATATCTTCCGGCGTCATATCTGCCGCCAGTTTCCGCCCGCAGGTCATTTTCCCCTCCAGGCATTTATCCATCTGGCAGAACGGACCGACAAGGGAAGGTGCAAATAGAACGGGGCTGAGTGCATAAAGCTCCTTCCAGATTTTCAGAAGCACAATCCTTGTCTCGTCCGTGTTCCTGCGGCACACCCGCTGGCCGATGATATGTTTCCACTGGTAGGGCGTGGCGCTGATAATCAGCACATTCCGAAGCCCTTGGGGCGTGGCGTAACCCGCCGCGTCATGGCCGATTCCCTCATGGCAGAGTTTTTCATAACACCCCATGCCTTCCCGGCAGCTTGTTAAGTACAGCTCCCGGATCTTTGCCGGGGCGGTCAGAATCTCATAGGGCACGGAAAAATCCGCCTGCCCCGTGTAATTGCTGTACTGTAAGGACGCGCTCATAAATTTTACTTCGTTCTGGTGGCGCGTGATCTGGGAGAGGAACCGCCTGCTTGCCCCCACGACGGCCACGGTTATGACTGCGAATTTCTGTACCGTGGGGTGGGGAAGGTTCCCGATGGCCTCCACGGTTTTCTCACTGAACGATTGTTCATAGAGTGCCAGCAGGTCCTCCATTGTGGCGATTTTATGCCCCCGCTGGGTGAGCCTTGCCGCAAAGACCATGTTCTTCTCGGCCTCTGCAATCGCCTGGCAGTTCAAAATCTTTACTTCAATCCGGTTGATTGCTATGTCCCTCCTTTACAATGGCTTTCAGCAGAAACAGATAGTTTAAGCTGTCCGTGATCTTTTCGTCCCATGTACTCATGCCGTAGTCTGCGCTGTTATCAAAGCACATGTCATACAGGGAGACGATATGCTTTGCCAGCATACCGGCAAGGGCACGTTCCGGCGTAGTGTGCTGCAAAGCGGCAGCCGCCTTAAATGCTCCCAGCCGGTCCGTATCGTCCCCGGTATATTCTTTGGTTTTTTGTTTCAGGGTGTCGGCACAGAGCCGCACCTGCTCGTCAAATACGGCATTGACTTCCTTTTGTGTGATATGGCATCCCTCCTTTGAATCTGAAAAATGGATTGTCCCGAATATGGTATAAGATCCGGGACAGTTTTCTATGTTATCCGCTGCCTGTTAAGCGCTCGGCAGATAGATCCAGTCGTGCATCAGGCACACGCTTGGCTCGTCCTCCCTGGGAACCAGCCGGTAGGTACATTCCCCGTACACGGTCCGCTTGTCCTCAATCTCCATGCCATAGGCCTTATAGAAGCGGTATTCCAGGTTGGAGATAATACAGCGTAAGGTCTGCAATGCCTCCCGCTGGGCGGTGACGATGAGCTCCCGGTCAATGCTCCGCTTCAGGCATAAGAGAGACTTGTAAAGCTGTACTTCCGTCCGGTAAGGGCGGCAGTCTTTGGTTTCCAGCCAGCCGCTAAAGGCCACCGGTCCGCTCTGGACCACCGCCCGCTCCGGGTGGTAATACTCGTAGCAGTTCAGGTTTGCCGTATTGAGAAGGTAGAGCATTTCCCGGACCTCATTTTCCGGCATGTCGTAGAACCGCAGAAGGGAGCGGTACAAATGGACATAGCCGGGTATGGAAAGAATGGCGTTCACCATAAAGTAAATCCTCCTTGTAAATGGTCAGTGCGGGAGTTTTCACCCCCGCACCGGTTTCTGAAATATTCTGTTATTGCACCTCAACAAGTTTCCCCATGACAATGAACCGGCTGGCGCCGCCCGGCGTACAGGTGGAGAGCGTCAGCACCTTGTCACTGGACGTCACCGAAACATCCGTTTCAACGACGGAACGCTCTGCCATAGCGCGAAGCCAGGTGGTATAAGCCCCGTCGTCTTTCCAGTTAAGCCTCCAGGGGGAGGTGTCGCTGCCGGACTCTGCCGGTTTTGCCGCAAACGCAGAAAAAATCTCCATCACATAACCGCCCGTTGGGGTCACAAGGTACATCTGCCTGTGGGTATCAAAATAAGGCTGTCCGTCATATTGATTGAGCACGGCGAACATGGAGCCATCCCGCATATTGTGGCCGTAGATAATGGTATTGCGGTCTGAAAAATCCGCCTGGTTCTCATAATCCGCAAACAGGCAGCCTGCCTTGTTATAGGTCCCATCATAGAGGTGGCGCAGGTAATACTCGTTATTGTCCGTCTGCGTCACCGGGTAGTTGATGGCCGAATCAGGAAGGGTGATCCATCCGATAATGTCCGGCCCGTTTTTCTTAAGGGCCTCAAAATCCACAACAGGGAGGATTACACCAGAATCCTCCCCATCCGTTTCAGCTCCGCCTGCTGTTTCTTCCGACGCTTCGGCTGGCTCCGGCAGTTCCACGTTTTCCGCCAGTTCGTCATAGGCTCCGGCGCTCTTAGTATACTGGTTCAGGTCGCGGACCATCAGAAATCCGCTGCCAAAGGCCAGTAATACGCAGAGGGAAACCACCGTAATGCCGACAGCTTTCTTTTTCGGGGAAGTTTTCTCATACTTCCCCTTTTTGAAATAAAATACCGTGAATACACCGCCGCCAATCACAGCCAGCGCCAGCAGACAGCCGTACAAAAAGATGAAAGCATCATCCCCAGTCTGCGGTACCGGCTTTCCGGGATTGGAAGGCGTTGACGGATTAGAAGGATTGTCCGGGGTCTTGGGATTGTCCGGGTTTTTGGGTTCCTCCGGCTTCTCCGGCTTTTCGTTGAAGAACTGGACCGTTGCCGTTTCCTCTGCCTTGATCTCCACCGTGGCAGCGTCAGGAATGATATAATCTTTGCTTGCCCGGTTATTAATCTCCGTTACGGTATAAATGCCGACCCTAAGCCCTGTTACCTCAATCACGCCGGATTTTGGTGTGGTGAAGGTCTCACAGTAGGAGCCGTCCGCGCTTTTTACTTCAAAAGCAAAGCCGTCCTTTCGTCCGTCGCTGGAATCCTTTGTGATTTTTAAGTTCCCCCGGTAGGCCTCATTGGTGAAGCCGCGCCCGGCTTCGCCGTTTTCCACAACCACTGTCTGGCCGTCCTCGGTAATCTCAAAGTAGTAAGCGTTTTCGTCAAGCTGATAGCCCTCCGGCGCTTTGCTTTCTTTGATGAAGTAACCGCCCGCCAGAAGGTTCTCCGCGGTGTGATACCCTGCGTCCGCCTCTTTCAGCGTCCCCAGCTTCTTATCCTCGGAATCCAGTTCCTTGCTGCCGTTGGTGTCCTCATACAAATCGAATACCGCGCCGGAGAGGAACCGCAGGAAGGTGTTCTTATCTTCATTCTCTTTTTCCACAGGGGAAGGCTCGTCCACCGCCTCGGTTTTCATCACCTGCACGCTACCCCGGATTAGGGTATTTTCCACCCTGATTTCAATGCTTTGCCCGTCCACACCAATATAGATATGGTGCTGTTCCTGGCTTACCGTGTAAAGCGCCGGGGCAGAAATTTCCTTTACGATCCAATGGCCGTAAGGGATATTTTCAAAAGCAAAGCTGCCGTCCTCGCCCGTGGTTACGGTAAGCAGGGCGTTTTCCTCGGTAAATTCCTCTGTGTCCGGCTGAAACAATCCAATGAGTGCGCCGGACAGCTTCACATCGTCGCCGCCCTCCGGGTTCTCACCAACCTTTACACCGTCCACACGCCCGCGAAGCAGGTCATTGGAAATGGGTTCCCCCTCATTCACAAGGATCTGCACCAGCGCCGCATCCTGGCCCGCGTACTCAAACACAACCGGATATTCCGTATCAGAAAGAATGTAAGCGCTGTTTGTGGTGCGTTCCTTCACATAGTAGCTGCCAAAAGGCAGATCGGAAGCAAAGGAAGCGTCATAGCCGCCCGCCTCATCCGGGTCAACGGAAACCACTTCCAGAAGGCCGCCTGCCGGGATCACGCTGCCATCAAGGGCCGTCAGGTCAGCGGAAGCATACAGACCAAAAGAAATATCTTTGTATTCCTCATTCATGCCAAGGCCGAACAGTTCATCTGTTTCTAATTCTTTTGACAGGCTGACCGCCACTTTTTGCCGCTCGTCATACAGGCCGACGACGATCTGTGTCACTTCCACGGTCTCGCCCGCATAGGTAAGCTCCGCATATTCCGGCTGGGAGTTTAAGACCATCCCTGCCGGCGCCTGGCGTTCCTCCAGACGGTAGCGCCCCAGGTAGAGAAGGCCGCTTGCCGCGGTTCCGTCCTCCCCGGTGGTAAGGGTTTCCACAACGGTGTCTTTCGCAGCCCGTAAGGTCCCGTCTCCGGTATAAATATCTTCATCCGCAATCACGTCATAGACCGCGCCTGGAAGCCCCATGACCTCATACACCGGCTGGTACAGGCCGTCGTTCTCCTGGACGGAAGCGAATACTTCACCGGTCTTTGTAATGGTAAGCTGGCCTTTCTGCGGCATGTTGTGCTGGGTGACGGTCACGACAGATTCGCTGCCGTCAATAGTAAAGGGCACCGGCTCACTGGATAATACATACCCGTAAGGCGCCGCCACCTCGTAAAGTTCATAATCCCCGGTGTGCAGAGGTTCCGGCAGCATGAGCCATCCTTCATCGGAAACATAGAAGGTATCAAGGGTCTCCGGGTTCGGGTAATAAATCTCCTGGGTGACAAATTCCCCGGTGGAGAGGTCTTTTACCTGAAATCCCGTGCCGGGTACAGGGATGATGTTTCCGGTCTCGGCGTCGCATTTTTCCACTTTGAGACGCGCCGTAATGGTGCGGTTATTTAAGATATAGCTGTAAGTCTGTCCGTTAGAGGAAATAAACACGGTAAAGTCCGGGATCAACGCCTTGCCTTCCTCGCCGGCTGTCTGGTGGACGGTGTAACGGCCGTAAGGGAGCATTTTAGAGGCGGCAAATCCATCCCCGTCCGTGGTGAGCAGGTCGCGCTCGCTTTCCTTTGCGTTTTCATAGCTGCCCGCCGCCTTTAAGTAAACCTCAAAGACTGCGTCGGCCTCCGGGCGTTCCACGATACCCTCATTGGGTTCGTCCGTATTCTCACCTTCGGAAACATCCGGGTCTAAGTCGTCCGTATGCTTCACAAGCTGGATATTGCCGTAGATCACCGTCTCCGTAACCTGGTTCTCGGTGGTATTCAGTTCCACTTCATAAAGGGTCGGGGAAGCGCCAACCTCATAGACCGTATCATTCAAAAGATAGCCGGTGCTTGGCTCGATCTCCCGCACGGTCCAGCTATCGCCGCATACATAGTAGCGGGTCATAAAGCTGCCGTCCGACCCGGTGGTGTAGGTGTCTACCAGCTCGCCATTATTGAAAATGCCGTAGGTTGCCCCTGCAAGGGTAGCGTCGCCCTGGGCGGTCCCGGTCTCGGCGTCCGTCTTTACCACATGGACGCGGAACTTCTTTAAGATGTTGCTGAAATGGACCGCAGCGGTCTGGCCGCTCTCAATGGTGACATACTGCGCCGGAGGGGTCACATAGCGGTCCACCGGGATCTCCGTTACCAGGTAGGTGCCGGGGAACAGCCTTTTCTTGACCTGCCCGTTTTCCCCGGTGGTGACAGTCTCATTGACTTTATTCCCCAGAATGTCCGTGCCGGAAATATTGAAAGAAATCCCGGACACAATGCCGTCCTCGCTGGTCTTAACAATCTTTCCCGTGCCATAGGTTTCCGTCTTGATCTTCACAAAGAAGGAAACCGGGTCGCTGGCGCCGGTCATCATGGTCTGGTAGCCGGGCCTTCCCCAGATCAGCATATCGTTTGCAACCGGAATATCCTTTCGGAATTCAAAGGTCACAGGATCCATAATCATGTTCTTACTGGTAAAGGTATACTTGTTCCCGCTTCTTGAAACAGAAACGCCGCTGCCTTTTACGGTCTCCAGGTTGATGTTCAGGTTATTGGTGTCTGTGACCGTCAGGGTATAGATTTTCTTTTCCGTATCCCATTTCAGTTCCAGCTCCGGCGCCTCGCTTTTTCTGGTGGAGGTGAAGGAGGGAACCGTTGAGTGGGAGGCAACCTGTGAAAGAATCCAGTTGTAGGCTTTCTCTGCCGGGCGTCCGGCAATGATACTGAAATACTGGTTGGCGTCCGCATGGCCGTTCCCATGCCGGCTGTACGGGTCGCTTCTTAGCTGCTGCTGGTATTCCCAGAGGATCACCTGGGTCGCGATCTTATAATCGTCCTCGTTGATACCGGGAACCGGAAGCCTTGCCCCCGGTTTCCAGCCGTAGATTGCCGTCAGGGTAATGCCCCGTCTTGCCTCGGCGGGGAGCAGGTTCAGGTAATTGCTGTTGGTCCCGCTTTCCGATGTGTAGGTATTTTCGGAAGTGTGGTAAGGCACCCCGCTCTCCACACAGTAGACCTGCTGGCTGCTCCCGTCCGAAGCGGTCAGCATATAGTGGCGGTAGGCACTGCCACCGGAACTGCTTTTCACGTCCATTGTCCCATCGGAATGATAGACCAGGTAAGTGTAAGGCGCCGGCGCGTAATAATACTGTCCGTCAGACCCCACATAGTTGTCACCCAGCCAGGAGCTTGCTTTCTGCCCCGGCGAAAGGGCAAATGCCTGTGTGGGAACCAGGCCAAAGACGCATACCGCGCAGAGAAGCGCCGCCAGCAGCCGCATGAAGCCGCTGCGGTGGTGGATATTTGTCTTTCCCATGAAATAATCCTCACTTTCTTCATTGTTGATTGCATAAAGAAAGGACAGCGTTATTCGCCGTCCTCAGGTTCGTTATCATCCATTCTGTCGTCAAAATCATCCTCGGAGAGATATTCTGTTTCCCCGAAAGCCTCGTCCGGGTCAAAGCCCTCGCCATACCCGCCATCCTCGAAATCCTCGTCATCCTCTGCAAGCTGCTTCGGGCGCACGATTTTCACATAGTAGCCGGCGCCGCCTACTGCAAGCAGGGCAACGATGACAAAGATAATCGTTCCGGCGCTGCCTGTATTTTTCTTTGACGGTTCTGGTTCCTCCGGTTTCTCTGTTTCCTCCGGTTTTTCTTTCCCAATACAGCCCTTTAAGTCATTCTTGCAGACCGGGCAGGAGGTATTGACTTCCCCTGCAGCACACTTTTCCGTGCAGGTACAGACATCCTCTGCCGGGATCACGCTCATGCTGCCGTCACTTTTTTCCGCCAGGGCCATCAGGTCAGATTCGGTGACGCCGTTTAAGAAGTAAACATTGTTGCTGTCACGCTTTCCGTCCACAATGAGATAGAATACATTCCCGTCCTCGGTAGTAATGGTATAAAACTGTTTATCCCCATCCGCGCCGGTGGCTGTATCTAAGACCGTGCCGGTGCCCTCCGGGGTAAACGCGCCCTCCGGGACAGAGGAAGTGGAACTCTCCGAAGAACTGCCGCCTGATGATGTACTGCCGCCTGATGTTCCCCCGGAGCTGTCTGCCTGGCCTGTGTTTGTACCCGCATTGGAACTGTTCCCGGAATTATTACTGCCGGAATTGCCGGAATGATTGCCTGATGATGTACTGCCTCCCGTGGAAGCGCCGGCAGAAGAAATCCCTTTATTGGAAGTGCTGCCGCCTCCGTTGTTCTGTGTGGCCGCGCCCTGGCTGCCGGAAGAAGCTGCCGGCGCCTGGGTTGGTTTTACCGTGCCAGTCTGTGCCGGTGCAGCGGAAGGCTTTTCCGTTTCCTTTGGTTCCTCATAATAGGGGTTATCAAATTTCACGGCCTCCGAGCGGTTCCCGGCATAATCCTGGGCGTACACGATTACCTGCTTCTCCGTTCCGGCATAGTCCTTCAGCGTGACCTTTGCCGCCCCGTTGGTTAACGAGTTGATCCGGTTCCCGTCCACAAAGACCGCCTCCACGCCGGAATTGTCGTCGCTGCTTTCCACTTTCAGCGTACCGCCGTCCAGGGAAGCGGTGAGCTCCGGCGGCGTGGTGTCCTTTCCCCCGGCGGCATAAGCCGTCAGGGGCAGGACGGTGGCACCTATGGCGAGCATAAGCGCCAGAAACAAAGAAAGTTTTTTAATCCTCATTCCCATCCTCCTGTTTCTGCGGCAGCGCCTCCCCCAGAGGGGAAGCCTGCTGCGATTTTAAGAAATCCGCAAGCTGCTGGGGCGTCAGCTTATAGCTTCTTGCCACCGCCACATAGTCGGTATTTTCAAGCTCCGTTTTCTGTTCCTCCAGCTTGCGGAGTTTGCCCTGCATTTCTGCGATCTTCGCTTTGGTCTTGTCGATTTCCTTTTCCAGTTTTTCTATTTTAGGGTTCAAATTTTACCTCCAATCTGTTTAAGGCAGACGCCCAAATGTATAAAAATGCTGCTGCCAGTAACTTGTGTTGATGTTTGCGTAAGAGATCGGGTCGCCGCAATGGATCATCATTCCGTTCCCCACATAAATCCCCACATGGCTTGCGCCGCTGGTATTGTAGGTCCCCTGGAAGAAAATCAGGTCGCCCGGTTTTGCGTCGGCGCTTGATACCGGGGTACAGACCCCTAAGAGCCCGTCCGCGGTCAGACGCCCGAAATTCCAGCCGCTGTGGTTGACTACCCAGGAAACATACCCGGAACAGTCAAAGGAAGTGGAAGGGCTTGCGCCGCCCCATACATACGGATAACCTAAATACTTTTCCGCCTCCGCAAGCATGGCCGCAAACCGTTCATCCGCAAGGGCCTCCGGCGGTACGTCATAGTCAAAATAATTCCCTCCGCCTCCTGCGCCCACTTCCGGCAAATGCCGCTCGCTGGTATCTCCGGTGTCGGCAAAGTAGAGGGGATTTAAGTATTGCCCGTCCACCAGTACCTCCAGATGAAGGTGCGGCCCGGTGGAATTGCCGGTGCTGCCGACCTTTGCGATCACATCCCCGGCCTTGACTTCCTGGCCTGCGGAAACGAGAAGCTGTGAGCAGTGGCCGTACTTGGTGGTAAGGGTATGCCCCTCGTAAGCCTCTCCCTCAATAGCGATGCACAGGCCATAGCCGCCAGCGTTCCCGGCCAGCGTGACCCTGCCGTCATGCCCGGCTAAAATATCCGTGCCCTGTGCCATGCCGATGTCAACGCCGGTATGGTAATCCTTTCCCCCGCTGATGGGGTGGACCCGGTAGCCGTAGTAGCTGGTAACATAGGGGAGCCAGTTGGTGCCGAATACATTTTCCACATACTGGCGGTTCCCTTTGGTCTGCAATAAAATCTCGCAGATTTCCTTCTGTTCTTCATTCATGCGGGAGACGGCCAGGTTTTCCAGCGGCGTGGCCGTAAGTTTCACATTCAGGATGCGCCACTCATACGGCACTTCTTCCTCGGTTTCCTCGCCGGTCTCCGGGTCAATGGTGGTTTCCGTCCGGTAGCGGATTTCCGTTTCCTCGCTGAAAGATAGGGAATACTGCTCCTGAAATAGCTGCCGCAGCACGCCCTCCGCTTCACTGTAAGAAAAGTCCTGATAGACAGCGGTTAAGTAGCCCATCAGCACGTAAGGGTCATGCTCGATGGCGCCAATGTTATAACGGTACTCGTCATAGCCGGGGCGGTCGGATTCCACCCGGCCAATCTCCATCTGTAAATCCGTTTCCCATTCGGTATAGGAAAGCTCTGCCTGGTTGATGTCCTGGTCCTCCGCCAGATAGGTGGAAGCCGCCAGGCTCCCCAGGCCTCCGGTACCAATATTGGAAAATGAGGACAGCACAGAAGCAATCAGGAAGAATACCAAAAGCAGGAGAATGATAATGGCACAGGCTACCGGGTGCCGCCGGATCGTCCTGCCAATGCTGACGACAATCTTTTCCGTAGTGACAGCGGCGTCCTTTGCCCGTGTGCCGGCTTTTTTTGCCTCCCGCGCTGCTTTGGCGTACTGGCGTTTCAATTTCTGTTTCTGCCACATCCGCGCCAGGACATTCTTCTTTAATTCCGGGTTGTCATATAACGCCTGCCGGTAAGACAGGCCCGCATTTGCCCTCACAGACTTTTGCTGTAACTTTGATACCCTCCGGTAAGGCGCTGTTTTGTGCCGGTGGTATGCTGTGCGAAGTCCTGCCTCCCCCACAAGCTCGGTCCGGTGGGCCGCCTTAATGCCGATATTTTCATCCTCCGCCTGGTAAATCTTTTTATGGGCATAGCCAATGGCTGTATTTGCGCCGGCTTTCACCGGGCGCATGGGAAGGGAGCCTTTGACATGGGCCCGCTGGGATTTCACCTCCTGTTCAAATTTCAGGTGTTTTTTCGCTTTCCCGGTTTCCGGGTCGGAAGCGGTCTCAATCCGCAATTTACGGCGGGAGGGCAGACACGCTTCGGCCTGTTCTAACTTCTCCGTAGTCCGCTCCGCTTTCCGCCTTGCCTGCGTCAGCTTGTTGTCTTTGGCCTCCGGCGGCAGCTCGTCGGCGGTAAATTCCAGCTTGGAAGGTTTTTTCGGCTCAACGCCTCCGCCTTCTGTCTGCACCGCCTGTTCCTCGGCTTTTGCAGCCTCATGGAAACGCTGATAGTATTGGTTTCCGCGCTGGCGTGTCCGGCTTTTGTGCTCTGTCCGCCCAGAATCCCTTTTTGCCGCTGATGTGCCAGCCTCCAAAGGAACAGGTTCTCCGGGATCATGCCCGGAGCCATGCCGCAGAGCATCCTCTGAAAACGGCATCCGCCCGGAAGTGTCCTGGGAGGAAAATTCCTGTGCCGTTATATAACCGTTGTTATTTCCGGCAACAGGTTCCGATCCGTAAGTTTTCGCCTGCTGTGTTACTTCCGGCGTGGCCTGCAAAGGGTCCGCCTCCATCGGAAGCGGGACCGCCTGCCGATGGCTTCTTGAAGCACCGGGAGAAGGGGCATCCCTTGCCCGGCGCAGGTCAAAATCCTGCCCGCCCTGCCGCGGCGTCATGCGTTCCTCCTTATGGGAATCCCGCGCCGGCATCCGGGCATCTTTCTGTTTTCTCTGAAATTCCCCGTCACGTTCCGTTATCCTCACCTCCAGTCATGTTTAATAAGCTGCATTTCCTCACGCCTTTGTCCCCGCCACTTCATCGGGCCTGGTCGTTAAGACGCTGTACAGCAAAGTATCCTTCGGGAAGTGATCCACAAATGGGATAATCACATTTCCAAAGAACAGAAGCCCTTCGCCGGGGCCGGAATGGGTCACATAGGAAAGCTGGTGCGGGGAAATCCCAAGCTGCTTTGCCAAAATCTGTCGGTCCCCCTGAGCCTGGTTGAGCATGTAGATAAAATCCGAGTTCTCGAAAATATTCTCAATCTCACGGGAAGCCAGAAGATCCTTTACGTTCTGGGTCAGCCCTGACGGGATCCCGCCCCATTTACGGAAGCGTTTCCAGATTTCCACGCTGAAACTTCCGGTCTGGCCTTTCAAAAGGAGATGGAATTCGTCAATATAGAACCAGGTAGTCTTGTGTTTGGAACGGTTGGCGGTGACACGGTTCCAGACCGCATCCTGCATAATCAAAAGCCCGATCTCCTTTAACGCTTTTCCCAGGGATTTGAGCTGGAAGCAGAGTACCCGGTGTTTGTCCATCTGGATATTGGAACGGTGGTTGAATACATTTAAGGAACCGTTGACATAGATTTCCAGCGCCGTGGCGATATTCTGCGCCTCCGGCTCCGCCTGCTTCAAAAGCAGGTCGTAAAGGTCGCCCAAAACCGGCATTTTCTCCGGGCAGGGATCCTGCAGGTAATCCCGGTACACCAGCCTAGTGCAGCGGTCAATGATGGTACGCTCAATCGGGGAAAGCCCCTCCTTGCCGCCGATAATCAAATCGCACAGAGACAGGATAAAGTCACTTTTTAAGGTGATAGGGTTCTCGTCGTCCGAATAGTCCAGGTTAATATCCATCGGATTGATATAGTTGGTGGAAGTGGGGGAAATATCAATGACCTGCCCCTGCTCCCCAAACTGTTCCACCAATGGGCCGTACTCATTTTCGGGATCCGCAATGATGATGTCATCCTCCGTCAGAAGGAACACGTTGACGATCTCACGCTTGGCAGAGAACGACTTGCCGCTGCCCGGCGTCCCCAGGAACAGTCCATTTGGATTCTTTAAGTTCTTGCGGTTCGCCATAATCAGGTTGTTGGAAAGGGCGTTCAGGCCATAATAAAGCGCCTCCCCCTCCTGGAACAGCTCACAGGTGGTGAAAGGCACAAAAATGGCGGTGCTGCTTGTGGTAAGCCCCCGTTCAATCTCCACCTGGTTCAAACCCAGCGCAAGGGAGGATATAAGCCCCTGTTCCTGCTGGAAGTCCAGCCGCTTTAAGGCACAGTTATATTTCTGGGCGATACCGGAAGCGGAGAGAATATCGTTAAACAATTTCTGGCGCTTCGGTGCAAGATTCTCCACCAGCACCGTCACCAGGAACATCCTTTCATTCCGGCTCTGTAAATCCTGCAAGAGATTTTTCGCTTCTTCCCCATAGGTGGCAAGGTCCGTAGGTATGATGTCCATGTCGTACCCAGCCCGGACCGCTTTTTTCTGTTCCTCAATGGTCATTTTCTGTAAGTCCGACATCTTGCGCTTGATATTTTTAATCGCCTGGGTCTGGTCGATGGACTGGATATGCAGGTTGACCGTCACGGCATCGTCCAGATCCAGAAGCTCTGCCAGCAGCCGGTCTGTCAGCTCCGGGGCTAAAATCTGTAAGAAAGACACTGCCCCGGAATGGTCGGCCACCCGGAAGGTCTTTCCATCCCTGGAAAACGACATGCCGGAGGGCGCGATAAAATCTTTGGTGGAAAGCCCGGTCTTTGGCAGGTCCGCCCAGGTAAAGCGGAACTTTTCCTGCCCGTCCGGGTGGAGCTGGCTGTGCAGAAGTTCCAGACGCTCCAGGCCGTTTAAGGGCCTTGCCTGGACTCCCAGGGTCTTAAAGTTCGCCAGCACATCTGTTTCAATCCGTTCCAGCCGCATTTTTGCGGTCCTAAGGTCGTCCGCCTCAATGCCGAAGGTGATATATTTGCGTTTGGTAAGGCCGTTGTTGCCCTTTTGGAGCTGCCCCTTTAACATATCCGCGTATTCTTTACGGATCCCGTCATATTCGTCGCCGCGGGCGGGGATCTCAATGCTCTTTGCGAAATCCTGCATATTCGCCCGCTGGTTGATAAAAGTAAGCTGCACATGGATGGAGGCGTCAAAGTAATTTAAGAAATCACAGTACCCCTCAAAAATCTGCGCTTTGTCCTCCGCCTGGGCGAGCTGGTAGTTAATATCGAAAAACTGCACGGTCTTGGTGTAAAGCGTGTCCGTCAGCCGGCAGATCCCATCCTTATACATTTCCCGGTAGGGAATACTCTGCTGGGCCGTCTGCGGGGCATCCGCCCTAAGCCCGGCGAGAAAGCCGCCTTTTTTCGGCGGCTTGTTAGAGGCAGTTTTATTTCTGCCTTTTGCTGCGTCGGCCCTGGTCTTTTCTGCCTGCCTGATGTTCCTTTGCAGACGTTTTTCCTGGGCCTCTTGCTGTTTTGTTTTTGGCAATCCTTGTAACCTCCTTTTTTGACATGGTTTTATATAGGTTTTCCGTCCGGTAGGGGCGTTCCTTCGGCCAGAGCTTATAGCGCAGCCGGTTTTTCAGAAGTTTCTCCGCCGGCTGCCCGTCCCGCTCATACATGGCGAAGAAGAAAAAGGGCATCATCAGGCCGATCATCAAAAGCACCGACGCGGAATTGCCGATGGCGCCCCTCGTCAGGAAATAGGCCGGCAGGCCCACAAGACCGCCCAGGCTGAAACAGATGAGCTGGCGCTTGGTAAGGCCCGCCGCCACTTTTGTCTTGACTTTCGTTAAGTCTTTGGGTACGGGTACATAGGGCATTTATTTCACCTCCCATCGTGATAGAATTTCATTATCGTGCGCCGGAATCATGGATCATTTCCTCCGCGGCCGGTGGTCTCTGCACCTTCTGAATCGCATCCTGCAGCCGTTCCCGCAGAGATCTTGGCTGCTCTGCCCGTTCCTCCTGAGGAGAGGAAATATCTTGAACCAACAACTCCACGGCAATACAAGCGTTTGTGTCGGCTGCTGGACAATATTTGACAACTTCCACTAATGGACGGTCGAAACGTAGCAGATAATCAATTTCTTCTGCTGTCAACGAATTTTCTCCTGTCAGATAACGGTAAGCGGCCATCACGGAGGCAATTTCTTCCGACCGGTCTATCAGTTCCCTGTTAGAGCAATCCTCCAGCTTTTCCCTGTAAATGTAATAATCCTTGCCGACCAAGGACATCAACTCCAGATATTTCCGATTCTGTTCTTCCGGTTCGCTTAGTTCTTTTGGAAATTTCCGATCCGCTTGGATTTCCTCCAAAAGTTCACAGATAGGAAAGCTATGAGCATGGGTATTTTCTTCCCAGCACCACCGGGCCACATCTAACGGATCCTGAAAGGAAAGAAGCGCCTCCACCTCTGCCGGGGTAAATTCATGTTCCGCCTTCAGGTAATAATGAAGCTCCGAAAACCCCTGCAATTCGTAAATGCTGCCGATATTCTGTGCGTCCAGCATATCTGCATGGATCTTCAGGCACTTGTCCAGCCGTTCCATCAACAGCCGTTTTGCATCCTGTTCTATAAAAATCACTCCTTCCTCCCTGGCATTGTAATACTGGATTCCACTTCATTTCCCCACACATCCCAGCCCGGCGTCTGCTGCCTTGCGAACAGCTCCAGCCTGGGCTGGTCGCCCATGAGCTTTACGATTTTTTCCCGCACCTCGTCCGGCTTTTTGCTGTGCTGCTCGATATGGGAGATCACAAACTGGTGGATCCCCGCGCACTGGCGTTTCGGGTGGCCTCTGGTCGCCAGCAGGCAGACCTCGGCATTTGAGCGGGTCCAGAACCCCATCCCGTAAAACCAGGAATCCGCTTTCCGGTTCTGTTTGAGCCAGAGGAAGGCTAAAGTCTTATATCTGAATCCCCATGCCTCCATCACCCGGAACGCCTCATTAAGCTGCGGGAAGGTCGCCCACAGGAAAAGTGCGCTGTCTTTAGCGGCAAGTTCCGCCACCGGCAGCGCACATATATCCTCCATGCTCATGGTGGGGTAATGGTTTTCCGCCACGCCGTTGCCGCGCTTCATATCGTAGCGCCAGGGCGGGTCCGCATAGATCACGCTGTATTTCTTTGTTTCCGGCATCAGCGTTCCTGCCCGTTCTTAGCCGGGGCGTCTTTCACCGGCTGGCTTTTGACTTTCCCGGCATTTTCTTTTAAGGCGCCGGACAGGGAAGGCTTCTCCGCCGCGCCCTTTGTGGCTTCAAGGGTGGCCTGCAAGTTTTCAATGGCCTGCCCGTACCCGTCAAGCAGGGCGTCGTTTAACTGCTTTCTGAACTCCGCCGTCACCGGCCAGCAGACATCCTTCCAGTTCCCGTTTTTGTCCTGGGTGGAAGGCATGTTCACATACAGCCCCTTTTCGCCGGAACAGATACGGAAGCCGTCAATCTTGAAGCATCCGCCGATGGTCACGTTGGCAAAGGCTAGCAGGTTCCCCATCGGCGCGATTGGCCGCACCCTCACGTCCAGCGGCAGACCGCCCGCTGTTTCCGGCGCCTGCATTTCCGGGATTGTATTTTCTGTATTTGTTTTACTCATAAAATGAAATCCTCCTTATTCTGAATCTGAATTATGCTATCTTGCGTTAAATATGGATTTGGATAACGAACCTGTCTTAAACAGGGCAAAGGCCAGCAGGACCGTATAGCCCGCCGTGCCCCAGATTGCGCCGTGGATGTCGCCGGAGGCCGGGATCGACTGGACCAGCACCGCATAAATGGCGACGCAGACCAGGATCAAAAATCCCTGGAACCCCAGCGCAAAGAGGGAACGGAGGTACCCCGTCCCCATCTGCCCCCATTCCCGGTTAGCCATCGTGGAGAAGGGGATCGGTGCAAGGCTCACGGTCAAATAAATTTCTATCATCCTGCCGTAGACAATGACGAAGATCACAATGGACAGCACCCACATGCACAGGTTGATGATGTTGGTCTCCAGCCAGAGGCCGATAAGCTCCCACATCCCCATTGCTTCAAGCTGCGTGGAAAGGTCCGCAAGGGCGGCCTCCACATCAAGGCTGCCGTTTATCACGCCCGCGCTCTGCGATACCACGTTCTGGGCGACGTCGAACACCGCCATGACAATCGTAAAACAGTTGGTGAGCAGGTAAGTGGCAACGAAGGTCTTAAAAATCCACTTGAAGATGTTGAATGTGTCAAAGTCGTGCATGTTGTTCTTCTCCAAAATCATCTGAATCAGCTCATACACAAGGACAAAGGTCAGGATCATGCCCGCAATGGGAATGACGACGGTTTCCGAAAGGTTCTGTATCATGGAAAACACGCCGCCATTCCAGCCCTGCGGGGTCTGCCCGACCTGCCCGGCCACATCCGCAACCTGGCTGTTGACCGAATCGAAAATGCCGGTGTACTGCCCGGTGATGGCTTCAATCAGGCCCTCCTTAATCCAGTCTGTTATCCTTTCAAACAGACTGCCCATAGGTCAGCCCTTAACCGAACAGGCCGGCCAGCAGCGGGATCAGGGTTGCGCCTACCAGGGCGATACCGCCGCCCGCCATAAGCTGTTTCATACCCTGGCTTTTGGCTCCCGGATTGTCATTGCCGTAACCTTCCAGAAGGTTGATGACGCCCCATGCTCCAAGGCCCGCTCCCAGGGCAATTACCAGAATCTTCAAAGTGTCAATCGCGCTCGCAAAAAATGCCATATAGTTCCTCCTTATTTTTGAAATGATTTTGTGAAGCGGCCGCAGACGGCCGGAAACGAAAAAAGCCGCCGCACTGTTTTGGAAAATCTGCTTCAAACAGCACGGCGGCATGGGGCAGGGTAAAACCTGCATGGTATTCAGTTTTCAGGGAGAATCGCGGATCCTCAAAAAAGACCTCCTTTCCGGGTGACAAAACAAAAGCCTGCCAGAGCGTAATGCTTTGACAGGCAGGAACAACGTTATGTGGTCTGCGGTTCCAGATCTTCGGCTGTGACCTCATAATTGCGGTACAGCTCTCCGGGACGCATCGGCATCCGGGTGGATAAGAATTTCTCAATATCAAAAGCGTTCTTCTCATTGTAATCGGAGAGCAGCTTATAGTTCGGGTGTTTCGTTATATCATACTTCCGGGAAAGGAAGGGGCGCACACCCCTGATCTGCAGTAAGCATTTCCCGCCGTCCATGACCGCCAGCTCGTCCACGGACATCAGATCCTTGCCTAACTTCTGGAAGTTCTGCCCGTGGGATTCCTGGTTGCCTTTGGTGACGCTGGTGTTATACAGGTCGATGGTCTCTTTTCCTAAAAGGGAGTTCCAGCTTTTTAAGGTGGTTTCCTCCTTGCCTCCCAGGAACAGGGAAGCGTCACAATTCCCTATGATGGTGTCCATGTTGTCCTTATAAAGCGCCTTTAGCTGGCTCTGGGCCTGCAGCACCAGGCACGCGGAAATCTCACGGCTTCGGATAGTAGCCATCAGCCGCTCCAGGTTGGGGATCTGGCCGATATTGGCCGCCTCGTCAATGAGGCACCGCACATGAACCGGGAGCCGCCCGCCATACACATCATCCGCCCGCTCGCACAGACGGTTGAACAGGATGGAATAGATCAGGCTGATAAGGAAGGCAAAGGTGCCGTCCGTGTCGCTCATAATGAGGAACAGGGCGGTCCGTTCATCCCCCAGCATATCCAGGTCCAGCTCGTCATACATGGTGATCTCCCGGACCTCCCGGATGTCAAATGGCGCCAGCCTGGAAGCACAGCTAATCAATATGGATTTTGCTGTCTTGCCCGCCGCCAGCTTGTATTTTTTATACTGCCGCAGGGCGAAGTGGTCCGGGTCTTTCTGCTCCAGGGCGTCAAAGAGAAGGTCAACAGCGTTTTTGAAACTCTCGTCATCCTCCCGCACCTCCATAGCGTTCAGCATTTCTACCAGCGTGGCAAAATTCTGTTCGTTGGTCGGGGCCTCGTAGTAGATATAGCCGATCAGCGCCGTGTAGAGCAGGGTTTCCGCCTTGACCCAGAAATCATCCCCGGCTTTTCCCTCGCCTTTGGTGTTGGCGATTAAGGTGGTAACAATCTTCAAAATATCCTTTTCCGAATGGATATACGCAAAGGGGTTAAAGTGCATACTTTTCTGGAAGTTAATGGTATTGAATACCCGGATTTTATAAGGCTCATACACGATCTTGCCCTTTGCGTTCCGCACCGGTTTCCCGTCTTTATCCAGCTTTGGTGTGCCTCTTTGCAGCATTTTCCCGCACTCGACCAAGACGGTGCCTTTCGGGTCGGTGACAACATAGCTTGAGTGCATCTGCATTAAGTTGGGCTTGATAAAAAATCTTGTCTTACCGGAACCTGAACCTCCGACTACCAGCACGTTTTTATTCCTGGCATGGGCCGGGTTTTTCGGCCTGCCGTTTAACATTAAGCCCTCGCTCTGGGTGAGGATAACATTGTTTTCCGGCTTTGGATCCATGAACGGTGCTATGTCCGTTTTATTTCCCCAGCGTGCGGAACCGTACTCTACATTTTTGCGGTATTTTTTCGCATCCTTTCCTTTGAGATAGACCGCCAGACGGACAGCGGCAGCGCCGCATAATCCCACCAGCCAGTCCAGTGCGGTGCCCGGCCACATGCTCTGAAAGGCAAGCGCGAATCCTTCCGACAGCCCCAATAATTTCTGTGAAGCGTCCGCCCCTGGGGCAAGGCGCACCGCCTCGCCCAGCTTAGCGAATACCAGAAGGAACAAAAGATAGGGCAGATGTAAGATCACCTGTTTTTTCAGGGCATCTTTGTCTATCTTCATCGTTCCGGCCCTCCGTGCTCCTTGTTTTTCACCCGGTCGCGGCCAAGGGCCTGTGCCAGCTCTTTGAATTTATGAAGCTGGGTAAGCAGCGACGGCCTGGTGCTGCGGGTGAGGTCTTTCTGTGTATATTCCTTGAAAGCCGCCGTCAGCGCATCCGCCTGGTTCGCCTTGAAATAGACCGTCCACTTCGGCGGATTAGTCCCCAGCTCTTTTTCTATGTGGTAGCGGACTTGGTGTTTCCTGGCGTACCGTTCAAACGAGCGGATCCTGCCGGACACTTCAATGGTGTTGGCACCGGGGTCTTTATAGGTCAGCCGCTTCATGCTGTTACGCCCGACCTTCGGGGTGGTGCGTTCCTGCTCCATCTTTTGAAGCACGGCGGCAACCGCCGCACGCAGAAGCCGCCCGGACAGCTTTGCCGCCTGTATGGAGACCGATACGGTCCGCTGTTCCAGATCTTCCTGCATTGGCATCCTCCTTCCTGATAGAATCTGTATTTATAATAGGAAATAACGGTTTATCTGGCATCCCCGATCACCTGCTGGCGGGGCGCATGTTCAAAGGCTTTTACCGCCTGGTCCACCTGGATCTTTGCGTGTTTCAGAAGCGTCTTGATGATGGTCGCCGGCTGGTTATGTTCCTCCAGGTGATTTACCATATCCTCACAGCCGTCCGGGAGGTAATCCGCCATTGCTTTGCAGGCATCCTCCAGGCTCCCGATAAAACCCCAGCAGCTATCCGACAGCTCGCCGTTTTTGTAAAGCTCAAAGCCGTAACATTCGCCCCGGAGGTAGGAGTCATAAACGGCCACCTCGCTTTTCATCAGATCCTCCGCTTTTTTTCGGACAGCCCCGGTCATTTTTTCAGTGTCAAACTCTTTTAGGGCGTCCTCTTTGGAAACATAGATCCAGCCGACCTGCCCGCTGTCCCAGGGATCGTGGAAGCTCTCGGTCTGCATGGCAAGCCCGCTATGATCCATAAGATAGAGGGGCATCATAATGTATTTTTCAGAGATTACATTCAGCATGGCGTCGTCCACCGCCCGTTCTTCCGTCTTTGGCCCGTGCCGGAACCGGCTGCTCACAATGTTTACCATCCGTTCATACCGGTCCATGCCGGGCTCGTCATGGCCAACGGTATTCAGGTACATCTCCCGCAGGAAATCATCTTTATCCATGTAATTGTGGCTGTCACCCAGGGCATAGCGGGAGTGGAAGCATACCATCGTCCCGAAATGTTCGTCTACCTCACGGGGCGAAATCAGAATGTCGTCCGGCTGCACCATAAGCACATAGGAATCCTGTACTGCCATCAGCATAAATATCAGCTCCTTTCCGGTTCCTTTGGCTTTTTATCCGGTGCTTTGGCCGCCGTCTGTGCCGCCTGTTTCTTTGCGCTGTCAAGCTGCTCCCTTACCGAAAGGTCTTTTTTTGCCTCCGGCGCTCCCGTAACGATAAAATCCGGCAGTTCCTTAAAACCGATACTGTCCACGTACCAGGCGGTATCGGATCCATTTTCATGGAGGACTACCACATCGGAAACGGAAAGGGAGTGCCCCTTAAAATCTTCCGGGTGGTCGATGTTGAAACGTCTGTAAATATCTTCCAATGTTTCACCGGGCAAAAGTTCCGTTGCATAAACCATCTGGTAATTGTCCCTGTCTACCGGGAACCCTTTCTTTTCCAGCCAGTCAAGAGACATAAACTGCAGCCCGTCCGTGCTGTCCGATAAGTCAAGCTGGTAAATAGAGCAGGTGCGGATTTCATATTCCTTTTCATAAGAGGCAATGCGCGCCAGCAGTGCTCCGGCCTCATTGTCCAGATGTTCCTCCTGAATGACGGCTGCCAGCCTCATGCGTATCTTTCCGGTCTGCCCGGAAAGAAGTTCCTCCGCCATGCGTTCTTTTTCTTCGTGGGAATCCGGGTACAGATCCGCATAATCGCCGCTGTACTGCCGGAAGAATACATCCAGGTCGAAGGCCAGATCCGTGGAATCTTCCAGCCGTATTTCTTCCTGCAGCGCCTCCTGTGCCGCCATCTGCGCCCGCTGTGCCTCCTGTTCTTCAAGGGAAGGAACCGGCTGCTTGACCGCCAGGATTTTTCCGGCAATGCGGATAAACTGCTCCGGGTGTTCAAACTGCTGCCGGTATTTCTCCATGAGGTCCGCGGGAAGGGTTGCAAAATTTTCCTCCCCCAGGCCAACGATCAGGAAGTTCCCGGCAACAATATCATAGATGTTCCCATCTTCATCATAGAGCGCCCGGTTTAAGGGCAGCCCCATGAGTTTTCCTTCATCGTTGCAGATCAGCGCAACCGGATCCTCATAGGGATAAACCGGTTGAATAATCCCGCCGACTGCCGCCTGCAAGGAGTTCAGCCCGCCTTCAATCTCTGCCTCGTAGGGTGTTTTCCCCGGCTCAACCATCAGCACCTTCATAACTGTATATCCTCCTTCTTTTTATTTGCCGCCTTCGGTTCCGCACCGGCTTTTTCCTGCAATTTCGCCGCAGACAGCTTTCCCAGCACAGAAGGCTTTTCTTCCTTTTCAGGCGTAGAAATACCACCATCCGAAACTTCGGCGGCGGTGTGTTCTGATTTGACAGGTTCCTGCCCCTCAACCGTATAGCCCGGCAGGAGGGCGCCATATACGGTAAAATGGCGTTCATATTCCTTCGGGACTGGCGGCGAAACCTCCGTAAACAAATGGGAATAGGATTTCTTGCGCCCCTCCAGGTATTTCATAGCAGCAGCCTTGTCCGTATAGCGCTTCTGGTTCTGCCCGGCGATCTTCTTGCCATAACCATCTTTCGGGGAATTTATATACAGATCCCAGGTCACATACCAGGCAACCGGCACACTCTGTTTTGTTTCCCGGTCATACTTGGTATCTTCCCGGACACTGCAGGTCATCTTATAGACCCGGTTGCTGATCTCCTGGGCGCTCCGCCAGTTGTCTGTGTCCTTCCACTGGTTACCCGTATGTTCCACCTCCGGGGTCCGCAGGTAGGAAATCGCCCGGTCAATCATCTGCGTGGCGGCAGCCTGCTGTTCCCATTGTTTCGCTGCGGCTACCACAATGTCATAGGCTTTCTGCTCACCGTCGATACTTCCCTGGCGCATAGCCGCAAGGCTTTCTGTTCCCATTGCAATCAGGGCAGAAATATCAACATCTTCACAGGAAACGCTGTGCTCGACCTTCAACTCATATCCCGGCTCTAAATGGTCGCCGTACCGGTAAGCACGGTAATCTTTATTTTCTTCCAACTTTCCACCTCCTAAATCTCCGGCGCATGGCTCTTTTTCGGGATCTGCTGTGCCGGGGCTGTTTTTTCTGCCGGTTTCTTTGCTGCAAGCTGCTCCATCACCGAAGGACGGCCGCCGCCAAATATGGAGAGCTGGCCGTCCGGCGCCTCCTTTATCCCTGAGGCCGGAAGGGGCAGCGTTACATCTGCATGGGTCAGTATCTGCTCCCGTTTCAAATCTGCCACGATCTCGTCAAACACTGCATTGATGGCTTTTCGTTCCTCGCCCTCCGGGAAGGCTTTTATGACCTCCATTTCCCCGTTTTTCCCAGCAGCCAGCGTAAGGGCGCAGTCGGCATGGCCCGCAAGGTAATCCGAAGCATAGGGCAGCCGGTCCTTCACATAACAGGCAAATGCCCTGGCCGTCATTTCCGTATTGCTTTCCCAATAGCCGCCGTCTTTCTCACATTCCTTTCCCATGCGTAGGGAGTTCCGGTAAAAGTCCGTTTCCACCCGCCCAATCTGGGGTGCCTCCTGCGACTGCATCCCGGACAGCATGTGCTCGAATATTTCCAGGCGTTCCCGCTCGCTTTTGGGGATCACCCGGCCGGTGACGGATTTCTTGAAGGAGCTGATCTTTTCCACGGATCCGTCCTCACCGGAAAGGAACGCTTCTTTCAGGGATGCATAGGCCTCCATCTGCTGCTCATTCCCATACCGTTTCAGGGAGCCGAGCACTGCGGAATCCAGCCAGCCGGCCGCATTCTTCCGGGTGCGTTCTGTCTGCGCTTCGGTCCGCTTTGCCGCCTGCTCCGGCGTCTCCGGCTTATACTTCATGGTATCAATCAGCTTTTGGAATGGGGCATAGAGGCGGGGCTGCTCCGATAGCATCCCTTTCGCGCCCATCTTTGTGCCCAGGTAGTCGTCAAGCCCGTGCCACCATTCATGTGCCAGGGAACCTGCCCCGTGCATTTTGGTAAGATTGATTACTTTACGGAGAGGTTCATAATGGGCCGCCGCGTTGCCGCTGCCCCTGGCGCCGAAAGCGATAGCAAGTGTTCCCTGATAAGCAATATCCTGATCGCTGACCTTTAGGACAGATGCCAAATCTTTGAGTGCCTCAAATCCCATGTTAAGGGACGTCTGCCGGTCGTTCTGGTTCATCCAGTTGCCGAACTCGCCACCCCGGAACCCGAAGGTATCAAGATAATGCTGCCCGGTAATCTCTGCGCCGCTGCGGTAATCCGGCCCGGTGCGCTTTACATGCGCAAGCTGGGGCGGCACAAACCGGGTCTTTCCGCTTTTGGTTTGGCCCTTTGCCAGCTCCTGCACCCATTTCAGGGCAGCCTCCCTTGTTTCAAAGTTGGCCTGCAAAATGGCATAGCCCTTTGTCACATAGTAAGTACCCGGTTTCCAGTCATTATTTTTGGAATAGGTATTCTTTCCGTCGTTGAAATGGATTGCATATCCTTTCGGCACCTTCTGGCCTTTGGAAACGCCAAACTGTTCCTTCTGCGCTTTCTGTGTGAAGTTCCGTTCAAAATAGGAAGCGGAGTAGGCCATCAGGTTTTTGGACAGCTTATTGGTGATCACCGGGTTGTCCTGTCCTTTCTTCGTTGCCCGGTAGTGGGCGCCGCCGCCCCAGCCCTGCACCTGTTCCAGATACCCGTTTTCTACAAAGAAGCGGTCATAGGCCCTCATGGCGTCCTCCATGGTGCGGATCCCTGAAACCACCTCCTGTAACTCCCGGACGGTCTGGATATATTCTTTCTGTCTGGCAAGCCGTTTTTCCGGCGTGTCGTCCGTGCGGTAATACTGCGGGGAAGCGTTCAGGCTGTCCCTTGCCTTTTTGATGAAATACACCACCCCAAGGGGAACCCCTTCATCAAGCATGGCTTGGTAATCCGGCTTTTTCCAAATGTTATCCTTTTTTACAAATTTCTCGGCCTCGCGGTCGTTCATGGCGTCAAGATCGTCCACATACAGGCCCCGGTCCTTCCATAAATCTTTTTTTGCACCGCCGATCTTTTCGCCAAAATCTTCATGTACTCCTGCCAATCATCATCACCTCCAGTCAATGTAATATCTTTACCGCTCCGGGGCAGGGCGCCGTTCTTCGTTTTTGTGAAGCTGCGGCCGGTTTCCCATGAGCCGGTCTGTCTCCCTGCGGACCAGCTTATCCAAAGCGCCCAGGTCCTCCGGTGCAATGGCAAATTCCCGGTAATTTTCATACCAGAGGCCCGTAGTGACCGCCGCAATGGGAGCCAGCTTTTCCGGCCCGGAAGGCAGGAGGCGGTAGACCGGGGCCTCTCCGTCAAGAAGCATCTGCCGGGCGGTGCCCAGCGGTATGCGGTACTTATCCATGTCCGGGTTCTGGGCATCCTCCATATATCCCATGTTCAGCCGTTCCTCCAGATCCTGGGGCATATAGGAAAAAGCCTGGTCTTTCCACTGGCTGAACATGATGGAATAATGGTTCTGCCATTCCGCCACCTGTTCCGGTTCATAGGCAAATCCCCAGCTTTTCAGGGCGTCTTTTTCGTAAAGTTCCATTGCGTTCCATTCTTCCAGGCTGACGGTAACTCTTGAACCGTCTTTGCGTTCCATGCTGACGCCGCCGGGATAGAGGGTATTTTCTTTCATGTCCTGCCGCAGCGTGTCCAGATCCATCATCAGGACGTCGCCGTATAAATGGCCGTCCTCTTTCCGGTCTGCATGGAACAGAAAGGCCCTTGCCCCGATATATTCTGTCGTGAGGGCCATCTGGCGTAAATCCCCCGTGGAACAGTAGGCAAATACGGCGTCGGAGAGCCACATGTGGCGTTTCCCCATGATGGCAATAGAATCCACCCCGGTGTTTGTCGCCAGCGTGCGTAAATTAAATTCACTTTCCCGCAGGAAATCACCGGCAAGGATATGGAGCTCATAGGCGAATACGCCTAAATCCGTATCACGGATCAAATGGATCTGCGGAAGTTCTGTCTGCTGTATCATGTTCTCCGGCATTTAATCCCTCCCGCCTGCCGGGGGCTGCCCGCCGGCAATCTTGCCTACAATCTCCGGGCCGGTCTCATAAATCTGCATGAGCCGTTTGGCCGTTCCGCATGGCTGCGCCGCGCCGCTGGTCCAGAGCCGGACCGTGGAAGGGGAAACGTTCATCAGGAGCGCAAAGCCCTTTTCGTTCATGTCCAGTTTTTCCATCAGCGCCTTAACCATGTCGGGGCCGTAGTCCGGGCACCGGGCAGCTTCGGCAATCATCTGTAAAGCGGTATTTTCTTTGTTCATCATGTTTGAAATCCTCCTTAAATTGAAACAGCCGCCTCTTTTGGGCGGCATGGCTGCTGGCGGTCCTGCATCTGTTGTCTGGTCCGCTGCAATTTTTCGTTGTAATCCTTTCCTGTCCGGGGCGGGTTAATGCCGACCCGGATATGCTTAAAACACGGATCCTCACGGAGCATGGCTTTGATTCTTCTGGCATTTTTAAGTCCTCCTAAATCATTGTCCATGTAGAGGTTGACGCGCCGGATTTCCGGGTGGCGTTTTAGAAATGCCGTCAGCGCAACATGGGAAGTTCCGCCCAGGGAAAGGCGGTAGCCGTCCCATTTCCAGCCTTCTAATTCCTGCAGCGTGGCGTGGGAGAGGGCGTCGATGGGAGCCTCAAAGACCGCCACATTGCGGCTGCCCGGATTCTCCGGCGGGAAACAGAAGCTGTATTCCTTATCGCTGCCATACACATCTTTTCTAAGGCTTCCGGTGATACTGCGCATACAGGCAAACTTCGCTTTTCCTGTATCGTCTTTCCCAACAAACACACAGACCGGCTCGCCATGATACCGGGCCTCATAGAACAGCCCTGCCCGGAAGCACCGGCTGATAACCTCGCTGCTGATCCCACGTTTTTGCAGATAGGAAACGGCGGCGGTGGCGCACCGCCTGGCCCAGGGGAGGGAAAATGTTTTCTTTTCCGGTTCTTTCTTTTCCTGTTTTGCCTCCGCACTCCGGTAAGCCGGCGCCTGCTGGATTTCCCCGCCCACCAGCGCATGGACCGCATCCACCAGACCGTAGCCCCGGATCTGGATCAGGTAATCCAGGGCGTTAATGCTCCGCCCGCGGCTGTTCCAGTACCAGTACCGTTTCCCGGTCACATAGACCAGGCTGTCATGTTCCTTATGCCGGTAATTTGGCCCGTCGCGCTTCAGCACGCCCGGTTCATGGAACTGCAGGTATGCGAACAGGTCCGCCTCCCGTGCCTCCTGGATCTGCTCTTTGGTTACGCCGGGCATAGCGCCGGCACAGATTTTCGTTTCATCGTGCTCCGCCTCCTTCCTGTGATGAAATGAAAAAAGACGCCCGAAAGCGCCTAACAGCCGTACAGGTCATGGTTGACCTCGGCACGGTAATAGCTGTCCATTGTCGCCGGGGCATTATACAGCGCCGCCAGCAGGTAAGCCTTGATGTTCCCGACCTTTGTGGTGTTCCTGTCGATACAGTCAAAGACATACTCTAAGTGGCTGGAATTGATTTTCAGGAAACGTCCCTTTACCACCTCCCTGGGGAAATCATCCCCTGCGATACGGATATAGGGGCGTTTTGACAGGATCACTTCAAGCATAAGCTCAACCGCTTCATCCATACGCTCCCTGCCATACTGCTGGACCAGGAAGTTATACTCGATATTTTCTTTGATGATTTCACGGTATGCCTCTGCCAATCCTATCCGATCCATCCCATCCAACCCATCGGGGCAGCCTGCCGCCTCCGGTTCTGCCGGATAGATTGATTGATACGTCCTTGATATATCCGTTTTTGATTTTTTCGTTTTTAATGGATCAGTATTTAATTGTGCGGGATTTTCCTGTCCAGGTTCCCCCTGTTCAGGTTTTGCCTGTCCTGGATTTACCTGTCTTGGATTTTCCCGTTTAGGTGGAACGCCTGGTTTTTCGGCAGTTACCGGCTTTTCGTGGATCGTATATTCAATGTCTCCGAGCTGGCCGTTTTCATAGCGGAGGCGCTGTCTGGTGAGGTACCCGTGCCGTTCCAGCTCTTTCAGGGCGGTAGTGATGGAATCCACGCCGTCCTTGCAGATATGGGCAAGCCCCTTGGTGGTATAATCCCAATCCTCCGGCAGGGACAGCATGAGCGAAAGAAGCCCCTTTGCCTTTAAGGACAGCTCCGTATTGCGCAGGTGGTGGTTGCTCATAACGGTAAAGTCTTTTGTTTTTTCTACACGGAATACAGCCATTTCAAAGCCCCCTTTCTTTACTCATTCCGTTACAAGGCGCGGTCCCTGCGGTCATAGTGCAGATGGCCGCAGGAGACCTTCGCATGGTTTTTCAGTTTCACTTCGCCCCGGTCCTGGCTGTCTAAGAATTTCTGATAGCCGGCGTCCGTAAGGAACAGGCGCATCTTATCGCCCTTATCCCCGACAGGGGCATCACCCGAAAGCACGTCAAAGACGATCATGTGCTTTACCTCCGGGTCAAAACGTTCCAGGGCCATGATGTCATGCCCCTTTAATTTCTCCGCGCCGGACTGCTGCCTGGCCTCCGCAATCTTTTCCCCAATCGTCCGGGCCGGATAGGGCAGACGGTAATTCTTCTGAATGTCCCGCACCATATCCATGCCTTCGGCATCGGTCAGGGGACGCAGCTTCGCCATCAGGCTTTCTGCCGCATCCCCCTGTTCGGGGCTCTTTGTATACCGGGCAACCATGTGAAGCTCGTTCAGGACTTTGGCAAGACAGTCACCTTCGACCTGGAACAGCAGCCGTTTTTCCATTGCATTTAATATCATGTGAATCTCCTTCCTCTTAAAAATGGGTATGAAAAAAGGGCGTCCACCTGTTAAAGTGAAACGCCCACGGCAATCAGCGGCCAGGCAATACACCGGGCCGCTGGCACTATGAAATTTTGTCGTTAATGAAACAGCCTCCTTTTTTTGATATTTTTCTCGTCAGATTTCAACTTGGAAAAGGAATTGAATAAATGACGGCAAACGCGTGAACCCCTTGAAAATAAAGGCTTTTTCCGTTTGTCGTTATTATACCGTAACGGCATACTGCTGCATCCATCCTGATCAGCAACAATATGGATCCCCGATCCGTAGCCGGAGTGCTTGGCCATGCAAACCCCAGCACTACTTTAAACATCTACGCTTATTTCTTCAAAAAGAAAAGCCAGGAAGCAGCCGATATTATGGAAACTGTCCTGACTTCTATCCCTGAAAATTCAATGGTGGTGGGAAAGTAATTTCCCACCAAAATCCCAAGTAAATCCCATAAAGGAATAAAAAAAACAACAAAAAAGCAA